CGCAAATGTCAAGAGTAAATGCGAAAAAAATATAAAAAATTTTATTTTGGGGTAGCGACAAGGGCGGCAAGGTAGGTTTGAAACAAGATTTCGGAGGTTTGCCAGCCCAAAATCTCCCGCGGATAGTTGTTCACCCATGCTTCCGCTTTCGCCACCTCTGCGTCTGATACTTTCCCGAAATCAGTTCCTTTTGGAAAGCGGCGACGAATCATCTTGTTTTGGCATTCGTTAGAACCGCGTTCAAAACTGCTGTATGGGTGGCAAAAGTAAACCTTTGTCCGCTTCTGCCCTTTACGCAAGGCGGACCGTTCCAACCGCTCAACGTCGGAGAACTCCCCGCCGTTGTCAAATGTGATCGTTTGAAACAGTTTCTTGAAAAGGTCTGCGCCGAACTTTCTTTCTATTTTGTCAAGCGCCTTGATGACGCTTTCTGCGGTCCTGTCCTTTATTCGCATTATGATTTCCCGGCGGGTCAATCGCTCTGTCAGCACAAGCAGGGCTTTTGACCCGTCTTTTTTGCTGTAAACGGTGTCGCCCTCCCAATGTCCGAACGTGTTTCGTTCGTCAACCTCTGCCGGGCGGCGGTCTATGCTTTCGCCGCGTGGGGCGCTTTTTGTCTGCTTTACCTTTCTATATTTCCGCTTCCGTTTCGGCTTTTCCGGCAAGTCGGCATTTGTCAACGTAAGGAAAACGCCCTTTGTTATGTAACTGTATAGCGTGCTAACGCAAATCGACGTTTTGAACTCCCGGCCCTCCAGCTTGATTTCAGCAATGGCCGCGGCGGGGGAACGCGGGTTATCTTTATCCAGCATTTTTGCTTCAAGGTATTCCACAAGTTCAAAGTCGTTTCCAATTTTCAGCGCTGGACCTTTCGCCGAAAGATTTTCCCGGTATCTCCGTTCCGCTTCGTCCGGGTTATACTTTTCAACCTCTTCAAGATCGGTTGTAAGCTGTACCATGCGGGCGCGGTTGATCTCCCGGTATATAGTGCTAACGTGTACGTGTAATTCGTCCGCGATTTCTTGCTTTGAATGTCCCTTGTTCAAAAGAACTTCTATTTTATAGCGGTCGCCCTTTGTCAAATGGCTGAACTTGTGTCCCATGTTAAAACCTCCGTGAATTGAAATAGCCCGCCCATGCCGTAAGGCCGGGGCGGGCTTCGTTCGTCTATAGTGCCTGTGCGGTATCTCCCGCACAATACATTATAGCAGTCTTTTCATACTCACGCAAGTATCAAGTTTTTATCATTCCTTTTCTGTCAGCCATTCCATAGACACGCCCAGCACGTCCGCAAGTACGGAAAGTTCGTAGTCGGTAACAAATCGGGTTCCGATTTCAATTCGGCTTACGCTGTCCCGCTCCATCGTGATTCCCGCCACCTGCAATTTTGCGGCAAGGTCCGCTTGCGTCATATTCCGCCGGGCGCGAGCTTCTCGGACCCTATTCCCGCAAAGATTCTTTCTGCCTTTGTAATCGTATATTTTCACGCCGTTTCCCTCCATGTGTTAATCATCTGCATTTTTCTTGACTTTAACACGCAAAACGACGATAATTGTGTTAAAGGTCAGAACGGCAATAGTTTTTGCGTTTCTGCCTTAAAAAATGCACGCCGCCCGAAAGAACAGGCGGCGGAATGGAGGTTTTCACATGAAAAAGTTTCTTTCTCTTGTGCTTGCGGCTGTCCTCTCCCTCTCCCTTGCTGGTTGCGGCAATGTGCTGGTTGACCTCGACACGCCGAAATCGGAAGAACTGTCGGCGCAATATGACTTCTACCCGGATTCAATGAACACGATTCGGGCGGATATGGGTATTACTCCCGAACAGGCCGATGAAGTCTTTATTGCCCTTGCCGCGTGCGGTCTTGACGGAAAGATCAGCACGATTTCCGAAAGTGACGGCTCTTACAAGGTCCGATGGGGTACAAACTCCCTTTACGTCACCATGAACGACGACGGCACGGTTGCAGAAATCGGCGACGGAAAAGATGTTCTTTACCCTGAATACAAGCAATATAATTTTCTGCTCGATTGTAAGGTGAAAACGGAGGACGTGAAAAGCGGTTCCGGCGACGTGATCGGTCAGCGGGCGTATATCAGCATTCTAAAATCTGAACTTGTAGACCTCACCGCGGAAAACTTCGCGGAGTTTGCCGAAACTGTCGTGAAAGACAGCGGGTATAACTGGTTTACAATCAAATGCGACGACGGAACCGGCATTGTTTTTCCCGGCTCTATGTACTATGTCGGTGATTATGGAAAGTTGGACGACGACGGGGCCATTCTCGAAAGTTACGGAACGATCACGCTTGATGAAAGCGGCTCTTACACATACGAACAGGCCGACTAATTCCCTTATATACAGCAAAAGCGGCGGGCGCAACGCCCCGCCGCTTACTTTTTTATTCTTTCGTCTTTATCTGTCGCCCCAACGATTGAACCAGATTCTGGGCGCATTCATCACAAACGGAAATAACCGTTTGTCCAGCTTTAATTGTCAATATGCGGTCAACGCGTTTTCCTGTTGCGTTGTCCGCTTCATCGTAGTTCCGCGCATAGCAGGAATTACAGCAACGCATATCATCGGCAATTTTTATTTCAATTCCGCTATACCGCAAAGTCATTCCCCTTTCATTGCGCGTACTTCCTCTGCCGCCGCTTTAACTGCTTCGTCGTATTCTTCCGCGCTCATGCCCAAAATAGCCGCCGCGCGTTCATCTGCCGCTGATTCGATAAAGTCGTTCATGCTTTCAAAGTCGCTTGCTTCGATTGCCTTTTGATAGATCGCCTTTTTCCCCAGCTTTACATAAGGGTAAAGGCGGTCGTAATTTTCAGCGTTCCACTTGTTTTTCGCCCGTGTATTGCTTTTGTATTTCTTCTTTTCCATGTTGACCCCTCCTTTCGGCTTTTAGTATATCATAGAAAGAATACTCACGCAAGTATGAAATGTTGCATAATCTCACGTGAGTATATTTGTGCAAGATTTCCTCTTGACTTTTCATACTCACGTGAGTATAATAATAATCAGAAAGAGCGAAACAAAAGCCGCCCGGTTGCCGGGGCGTAAAGTTCGGCAACGGCCAACCTTACGGGCCGACACGAAAAGGGGGCCGACACGGTAAAGAATGACACTTCAATTTCGGTTTTATAATATGGGAGGTACACAACATGAAAAAGTTTGAAATCGGCAAGGAATACTTTGATACCAGCGCGTGCAATCACGATTGCGTTTTTACCATCAAGATCATCAAACGCACCGAAAAAACCGTAACTTTCGAGCGGGACGGCGAAACCCGCCGCGCAAAATTGTTTAGCGACGAACGCGGGGAATATATCATTCCTGAACGGTATTCTATGGCCCCGGTTTTCCGCGCTGAACGTGAAGTTCAGCCGGAAACCATCGAGGAAAGGGAAGCCCCGGCCCCTGTTCAGGAAACCCCATCCCGCTCCAACGTTATCACGATTGCCCAGCCCGCCGACGATGGGGCCGTTATTGTTATGATCGGCCAGCGCGTCGAATGCGTATGCGGTGCTTGCTATCCCGTACAGGGCGGAACGGTCATCGGGTTTTATGACGAACCCGCCGGGCGCTTCACCCGTGGCGGCGTTCATGCGGTGATTCGCTGGGATAACCGCCCAAACGTTCCCGAACGGGTTCGCCTGTCCGATATTCACCGCCGGGGGTGGCGTTCTGCGGGCGGTTCCCCGCTGGGCGTGTTCGTGGCGGGATAATCTACCGGGGTGGAAACTGCCGCCCCTCTTCAAAGAATGGAGGTTTTTTCATGGAAGCTTTGTATAAACTTGAATCCGTTGCTATGCAGAATGGCGCGTTTTCGCACTCTCTTGATATGCGGTTCCCTGATAGTTTGCGGCCTTATCTCATGCGTTGCGCTGTATATGCTATCTCTTACTATATTACCACAGGCCGGGCATATAGCAATTGGGAATCCGCTTTTGCAAAGGCTAACCCGGAAAAACTACTTGCTTACGTTGTCAGCAGAGGAAGCGGAAGCGACACGGAATATATACACCGCGTTACTGCGTATCTCCGCCGTTACTGCGGATTGCGTCAGCAGGAAGATTGACCCCGCGCCGCCGTACCTCCCACGGCGGCGCAAAATATTTTTCAATTATTTTCTGTTTTCCTCTTGACATTTCATACTCACGTGAGTATAATAATAATCAGAAAGGGGGTGAAAAGGTGAAGAAGAAAAAGAGAAAGCCCACGAAATCGCGGGTCGATGTTCGCACCATCGTAATAACCGCAATCGTGGACTTCCTTGTGGGGCTTGCGTTACTGATAATTGATAAGCTAACGTAAGCCGAAACACCGTATTCTATGGGCGGGTTCACCGCCCCCCATAGAATACACTTTTTCTTCTGAACTGTCAACCATGCTTGCGAAATTAGGAATTTTTTTGATCGTCGTTGCAGTTGTCAAAATCATTATTTCCGTTGTGGTTTATTTTAACCGCAAGAGAAAGGGGGAAGAATAATGAAACGAACTACAAACAAGTTCCAGCGGGCATACATGGCCGAAAAAGCCCGCGTTGAAGCTGTTAAGGCTCAACAAGAGGCCATCGAAAAGAAGTATATCGCCGACAACAGAATTGTAAACCCGGACGGCACAACCCCGGAATTGATTTACTGCATGGAGGACGACGCGGCCTTTGAAAAGGCGAATAAAGAATGTTCCGCTCTGATCGTTGCCGCCGGGCTTGAAGATGAATTGAACGTCGCCCGCGACGCTCTCAAATATGCGGAAGATCGCTTGATTTCCTACAGCCTGTCCCTTGCTCCCACCGGGGTTCGGGTCGCGCTGGAAAAGGCCGTTCAGCAGAACGCCGCAACCCGCGCAAAGGTCCTTGACCTCGCGTTTCGGCTCGACGCTTCCACGGTTCCGACTTGATAGAATCCGAGGGCGGCGGTTCCCGCCGCCCGTTCTGTGGTAAAACGCGGGGGTGTGTTTGTGAAAAAGATTGTTGACTGTTACGTATATCGGGGCGAATGGGTTTTGCCCTTTGCGTCTGGCTGGTTTCTTGAATCCGAAAGCTGTTCCGGGAAAGTAAGCGGCATTCCCGTTTATAAGACATTATCAGACGCAAAGAACGCCATTCGCAAGCGTCTTGACGGAACCCATACCGCCGAACCGCGAATAATTGCAACCGCTGGCTGGAATGAAACTTCACAACAATATTTTATCGAAAAGCACGAAAAAAAGCCCGTCGGGGAATGACCCCCGGCGGGCTTCGTCTTTGTCCGAATCGGACGGTTTAATTTTCGGTCGGTTCTTCCGTAATGGCAATCCCGGTCAGAAAGTTTTCAAGGTCCGGCGCTTCGATGTACTCTTTCAAGTTCTCATTCGCGCCCCACGCCTGTTTTGCTTCCTCCAGCACGCTCTCGATCATCTTTTCAATATCCTTTGCGCTGAAAAGTAGTTTCAGCACCGCCGGGATTCGCTGATAAATCCAGTCGGCGACGGCGGCATATTTCAAAGTTCCCGTGCCGCTTCCGAACTGCTTTTCTGCCTGTGTTACAAGGTTGAAAAGAATCTGTTTCAGAATCTTTGTTTCCCCGCGCTTGATAAGAACAACAATCAGCACAAGGAACGCAAGGACAACCAGCACGCTGTCCCAATTCGCCGCAATGAATTGAATCACATTCATATTGTTTCCCCTTTCTTTAACCGATGACGGTACAAGCCGATTCGGGGACCCAGCCCAGCCCGTCGATGTGTACGCCGCACTTGCGGCCCGGATAGTAATATTTCACTGTGTACGTTCCGTTTACGGTCTTTCCCTGCCCGTTTCCGTTGCTGTCACGATACAACGGGCCGGAATACTTCACCTTTGCGCCGACGCGCATTTTCGCGGCGGTCGTGCCGCCGGAAAGCGCCTGAACGTCCGCCGCGTCAACCCAGCCGTAAACCGTGGACCCGCCGCCGCTCTGCTTGATTAGGTGGTAAGGGTGCTTTGTTCCCTTTGAAATCGCCGTTACCTTTGCCGTTCCGGGTTTGCACGCCGGACCGCTGGACGCGTTCGCGTTCGTATAATGGCGGTTGCCCGTAAAACGCACCACGTCGCCCACGGAGAACGCAAGGGCGGCGGAAGTATTAGAGGACCCGCCGGACGGTTTCGCCGTTCCTGCGCTGTCTGCGGCGGTGTCATAGGTGATATAGGGTAGTTTCCCGTGCTTCGTCCACTTGCGCCCGTTCATGCCGGAAATTGCGCCGATGTTTAGGCACGCCGTCACCTGTACGCAATTTTTGAAAGCCGGGGTGCATTCAACGACTTTTCCGCCGCCGATGTATACGCCGATATGCCCGGAAAGCCACACCGCTTCGCCGGGAACAATCTTGCTGAAATCGGTTGAAAGGCTGGAACACTTTGTAATCATCGTGTCGGCCCCAATGTCGGGAACGCCGTTGATCGCGTACCCCGCGCCGCCGTAGGTTTTGGACGCGTCGCCGCTCCATCCCCAAAGCACGCCTTTAATCAGGCAAACGCAATCGAACCCGTAAACGGGCGGGTTCTGATTCGCCGCGGCTTTAATCATAGCCGTTCGCGCCGCCTGTTTGTTGTAGCTGTGATTCGTACAATAGCGGGACACGTTCGCCCCGGTCAACGGCGCGCCAAAGCACCCCATGACGTACAGGGTTTTATAATTGTTCGCAATGTCTTGCAGTTTCTTGATGAAATCGGAAGCTTTCATTTTGCCCCCTCCTTTCGCGTCTGCCGGGGTTTTACTCCCGGCGGTGTCATTCTCCCCGCCGGACGGTTTCGCCGTCCCTGCGGGCGTTGTGGCGCTTCCTGCGCCGTCGTATGCGGTCAGCTTGTAAGATTCGATTAGCTGAATCAGCTTGTCCGCGTATTGCGGGTCCGTGGCATAGCCCGCGGCCTTGATCGCCCGGCAAGCGGTTTTATAGTCCCGCTCCCCGATGACGGCTTTATAACGCGCCGCCCCGGTCAGCAAGGCCGAATGATCGGCAACGCTTTCCGCCCAGCTATCATAGGCCCGGAAAAGCGCCGTAATGGTCGTATAGGTCGCGCCGTCGTAACATTCTTGTGTTTTCGCGCTGTAAACCCGGCCTTTCCACGATGACCCGGCCTTGATACCGAAAAGGGCGTTCGCCTTGACCGTCAGGCCGGATTTTCCCCAGCCGCTTTCAAGGATTGCTTGCGCTATCGTCAAGGACGCTAAAACGCCGCTTTTCTGCATATCGGCGGCGGCAAGCTTGCCCACCCGCTCAATAAAGGTTTTTTGTTCGTTTGTCATTGCTGTTCCTCCGTCAAGGCTGAATGCTGTTCAGGTCAACGGGCATTCCCTCCGTTGCTTCCGGGTTTGCCTGTTTGATCTTCACGACGTTTTCCGCCTTTGCTTTCCATGAATAGAACCCGATTGCCGTTGCCGTCGGCGTTCCCACGTATGCAAGAAACACGCCAAGTTGCGACGGGTCAATGACGACGGCCCAAAGGCCCACGCCAAACCCGGCAAAATAGGTCAAGAGGACCCCCGAAAGAATCAGCTTTGAAAACTCGATCTTTCGGGCGGTCCTCTTTTTCCGGCGGCGTTTCCGCTCCCGGCTCTTTTCAATCAGCAATACGGCGGCAATTCCGGCAATCAGCCCAGCGGCGGCGCTGAAAAGATAGTTCATGCCGTACCGCCTTTCTTATAAAAAATCATGCTTCACCAGCCGTTCGTCGTACACCCGTTTAATATTTGCGACGGCGTGCGTCGCGCGGTTGTTTTCATAGTCCGGGTGGGTGTCGCAATACTTTTCATAGAAATCTATTTCCGCCAAAATCTCTATGAAATCTTCCCGCGTGTGCGGAATATCCCGTAACAACTCGTTATTGAATTGCAGGATTTTTGAACGGTGCAAGTCGGCGTTTCGTTCGTCGTCGGTCTTAATGTGTTCATCAAGAATCCGGCGGGTTTCGTCCAGCTTCGTTAGCACGTCCTTGTTGATCGCGCGCCCTATGGCACGCGCAAGCGCCGTCCACGGGTTGATCTTGATAGGGGCAATCTGAACCACCGTCAAGAGGATAAGAAGAACCCCGCCGCCGCTGGTTAATAGCTGTGCAACTGTCATTCCCTTTACCTCCCCCGCAAGAAATCCCCGTAAACGCTTTTCAGCGAATACGGCTTGATGTCGGGCGGCTCTCCGCTCTGCCCGTACACGGCGCATTCATACGCCCAAATCAGCCACCGCGCGGTGTCCTCCGCCCATATCGCAAGGGGCATTATCAGGAACCACAAAAGGCCGAATGCCGGGCAAATCTGCCCCAGCACGTTTCCGGGCTGATTGCTGTAGTCCCATATATCAAGCCCCAGCCAAAGGTTCAGGACGCACCCGGAAACAAACTCCACGGCAAGGACGATCAGCGCCCCGATCACCGCTTGCACGATGACCGGGGCGCGATAAAAGCGCGGAAATTGATTGATGGCCCCCACAAGGACCCCACAAAGCCCGCCGACGATCAGCATTGCCGGGTGGGAGTAGCCCCGAAACATGGTTTCAAGGGTAACATACGCGGCCCCCAGCACGGCCCAAATCGTCAACACGCGTTTCATTCTGCCGCACCTCCGCCGCCCGCGGCTTCGATGATCTCCGCCATGCTTGCCGCAAGGTCCGCGGGAAGCTGTGCGCCGTAGGAAATGGAATCCAGTTCGGCAAGGTCCGCCCGTTTAATCCATGCGTTCACGTGGTTGCAGTAGGTACGATGATAAAACACGTGGGCGGTCGCCGCGGTTGCCAGCGCCGTGAACTCTTCCGCCGTAAACATTCGGCAAAGTTCCCCGTCGGCGTGATAGGGAACCGCCGCGGCCCCCTCTTTGACGGTCGTAAGTTGCGCCATCAATTCGGTTTGGTCGTGTTCGGTCAGGCTGTAATGAGAACCGTTCACGTCAATTCCGGCATAGATCGCCGCGGAACACGCAAGGCCGATTTCCTCTTTCTTTGCCCTGCGGACCTGTTCAACGTCGTTCCAGTCGTCGGGCGGCTGGATTCCCAGCCGCGTCAGACGCAATGTGCGAATGCTGTCATTTCTTCGTTGTACGCTCATTCAAAGTTCCCCCCTACCGATGTAATAAAACAGTCGCCCGTGGCTCCGTTGCGGTCAACCTTGATTCGGAAGTTGAAGCCCCACTTTTCGGCTGTTTTCGCCGTGTTGCTGAAAAAGATTTTGTCGCCGCTTGCAACGGCCTGTGTCACGTCCTCCCATGTGGGCGAATCGTCAAAGGCATTGTTGCAGACTTCAACGGTAAAGATCGCGCCCGCGGGAATCTGCCGGGTGACGCTCATAATCGCCTTTGTTACCGCTTCGTCGGTTTCAAAGGGGGTGGCAAGCGTCATTTCAATTTCGTTTTCCGCCTTTGTGAATGTGTACGTCCGGGTGGCGCTCCCGCCGTAATTGTCCGTTGCGGTAATCGTCAGGGTATGGGACCCGTTCAAAAGCTTCTGCCATTCCGCCGCGGTCACGTTGAACGAATAGTTCTGCCCGCTGGTCGCGGTGTAGGAACGCTTTTGCACGCCGTCGATTTTTTCAACAACGGTCAAGGTCTGCCCGCTATCTTCATCGGTCACGGTGTACGACTGATTGAAAGCCCCGGTTTTTTCGCCCAAGCTTCCGTCGCTCCCGCTGATCGTCGGCGCGTGATTGTTTGCAACGGTCCGGGTATCGCTGGTCTTATAGGCTGATTCCGCGCCCGCGCTGTCGTAGGCTTTGACGCGGTATGCGACGCTTTCCCAGCCGAACGTGATTGCGTCGGTATAGGTCTTATTGATTCCCTTGTAAATCTGCGCCCATGTGCCGCCGTTATACTGCCGTTCCAGAATGTAGCCGGACAAATTGCCGTCGCTGTCCGTGGACGCGCCCCAGCTTACGGTCAGGTTTTCGCCGCCGCGAACGTCGGTCGGAACGGTGATACTTGCGGGGACGGTCGGGGCCTGATTCCAAACGATGGTGTAAGCGCCGTCCGAATCTGCGGTATCAGATACCAAGATTGAAGAGGACAAATTACAAAGCGGGCGAACGCCGACGTTGCCGTAGTACGCGCGGCGCCAGTACAGCGCGCCGGAGGAATCGACGTCGCGGACGTAGTACGAGTAGGACGCGTAAGCGTCGCAAAGCCACCACCACCAAGCTTGCGTTGCCGACAAGCTGGACGATGTGTATTCGCTCTTGCTTACTGCTTCCGCGGTGGGGTAGGCAAGGCGGGAAGCGTCGTTGCTGAACAAGGCCAGCTTGCTTCCGCAAGTCACGTCACCCGTCAAGCCGACTTCCGTACAGGACGCAAGAAAAATCTTGTCGGTGCAAGTTTCGGTTCCGCCGCCGTCCGTGCTGGACTTGCCGACGGTATGCGTTGTCGAAAGCAGGGCGGCGACAAAGTTTGCGGAAAAGCCCGCAAGAAATCCCGCTTCCTGATCGTATTCGTTGTAATTGCTCCACACGTTCGCGTTCGTCTGGGCCGCGTCTGCGCTGTGCTGTGCGCTGTACCATTTCCCGGCGGCGGCTTGACTGTTCAGCCATTGCCGTAAGTTGGAGTAAATATAGCGGTTGTTGCCGTAAGAACGGCGGTTGCTGTCGCTGTTGCCGGATTCGATAGCGTCAAAGGCTTTTAGCGAAATGATCTTTTCCGTAATCAGCGTCACGGACCCGGACGGGTAGCCGGTATGCCCCTTGTCCGCAATCTTCCAGACAATCGGTTTTCCGTTGTAAAGCGTCCCGGTGTCTTTCACCAGCGTTCCGACGGCAAGTGAACTTAATGCTTGTGCCATTGCTTTTCACTCTCCTTTTGTGTTTTCTGATCGGCTGAAAGCGGTTTGCGGATTTCTTCCGGGCCTGCAATATAGCCGCAAAAATAGCTTTCGCCGACGATTTCAGGTTTCTTGTCAAGCAACGTGCTTTCCGGGAATAGGGACTTGAAAAGCCTGTCAGTTTCCCGGATAAGATGATAGCAGTTGCCTTTTTCGGCGTGGCTCCGCCAGCTTCCGTAAGACTGTTCGATCTCCGCAAGCGTGATTCTGCCTTTATCCAGTAAGCCCCGTTGCTTCTTCATTTTCCGTTGTTCGTTACATTTGCTTGTCCTCCTAACTTTCCGAATCACCTTGCCCGAATCGGTCAGGTATGTATGAAATCCCAAGAAATCAATACCGTTCCGCAATGGAAAGATGTTCGTTTTGTTGTTCAGTTTCAACCCAAGCCCGGCGACGTACCTTTCAATTTCGGCCCGGCAATACCGCAAGTACGCCTTGTCCTCATGTATCAAATAGAAGTCGTCCATATACCGCCCGTAGTAGCGAATGCCCAGCTTCTCTTTGATGAAATGATCTAACCCCGAAAGGTACATGACGGCGAACCATTGTGAAGTCTGATTGCCGATGGGGATTCCGGGGTTCTCCGTGCTGTCAATAATCATGTCGGTAAGCCACAAAACGTCAGGGTCGCGGACGTACTGCCGAACCATTGCTTTCAACGGTTCGTGCTGAATGGAATAGAAATACTTTGATATGTCGCATTTCAATACCCAGCCGTCGGCGTAGTCTGCTTCCTGCGGCGGAATCGTCGGCAAGCCCGCTTCCCGGCGCGCCTGTTCCGCTTTCCCTCTCCGCGTGAAGTAATAGGACCGCATGAACTCTTCCAGCCTGTATAGGCCGTCGTGGGTCCCTCTGCCCGTCTGTGACGCGTAATTGTCCCGGATAAACCCGCGGGAAAACGCGGGTTCAAGTATGTTGTCGCATAGGGAATGCTGAACCACCTTGTCTTTGAACGCATTTGTCATCACGATTCGTTCTTTCGGTTCGTACACCTTGAAAACGAAATATTCGGACGGCCTGTACGTCTTGTTTTTCAGCATTTCCGATAGTAGGCAAAGGGCTTCCAGCAAGTTTGCTTCAAACTTTTGCACGCTGGCTTTGTCCCTCTTGCCGCGCCGGGCTTTCAGGAAACCCGCGTAAAGGTTCCCGAAATCATAAACCAGCCCGAAATCTGCGTTCTGCATTATAAAAAACTCCTTGCCGTGTATAGAATCCGCCTTGCAGGGGCAATAAAACGCCCCGGCATACGCGCCGGGGTTCGCTGTTTCATTGTTGCAATGCTTCATCATCGGACCCCGCCACGCGCCCGCGGCGGGACGGAAGCCGGTTCCCGTTGGCCTTGCTTCACCAATCTTGTATTTACCGTCGTGCTGTCACCACGGCGGAGGGATACGCCCTCCTTTGTGGGTGGTCCTCTGTTTTCGGTCTTTCGGCTTACTCTGTCGCGGTTTTCCACCAAAGCGGGCGAACGCCGTTGTTGCCGTTGTACGCGTTGTTCCAGTTCAGCGCGCCGGAGGAATTGACGTTGCGGACGTTGTACGAGTTGGACGCTACAGGGCGCACCCCAAAGAAAACCCGCCGGGCGTTAATATCGCCGCGGCGGTGTTCCTCTCTGCATAGCCGCGGCCCGCTCCCGGTCTTTCTTGCGCCAGCTTGCAGTCATGTATTTAACGTCAAGGACGTACTTTGACCATGCGGCGCATTGACCGTCGGAAATCAGGCCGTTTTCATAGGATAATTCGATCAGGAATAGAACCGTCTTGCATTTCGTCAGGGCCTTTTTCTGTTCGTACCTCCGTTCCCTGTACTCTTGCGGGTCCGCAATATCAAGTTCGTTCGCTTCCTGAACGTGCTGGACAATGTCAATCGTCAGGTCGTGCAAGCGGTTGACGATGGTAAAGCGGTACTTTTTCGGAAAGCGCCGTTCATTCGTCATTTGAAACGTGTGTTTCACAAGGTCTTTCGCCTTTGTAATAACTGCGAACTCCGTTTGTTCATTCTGTTTCTTTCGTTCCTCCAAGTAAGCACCGCCTTTCCCGGATTCTTTCAACCTCCGACGCGTCGCCGTCGAAAGTGAATCCGAACTTCGTTACAGTAAGAACCGCCCGTTTCCCGGTGTAGGTGGTTCCGCTGATCGTCAGCGCGTCAGCGTCCCTGCACCGTTCGCAAGGCGGTTCGATTTCCGTAAACAGATTCCCGATAATGCAGGATAATTCCCGCCGGGTGCAGGCAAATTCACTTAACATTCGATTCTTTGCCGTTCCGCGTTCCAAACGCCCTTGACAAGCGTTACGCCGTCCAGCGCGTCAAAGGAAACAAGGAACGGATTTCCCGTAATGTTATTGAAAAGGCCATCTTCAACGCGGGCGACGCGGCTTTCAAGCCCTGCGGCAAGATTCAGCGCGTTTGAAGCGTCCGCCGCGGCCTGTGCCGCTGTTTCCGCCCCCGCGCTCCACCCGGCCTTGTCCGCCGCCGTTACGTGAATGTCGGTGTCCTCCGTATGCTCGATCAGGCCAGCAATAGCGGTGTCGTAATTGCTGATCTGCGCCGCCGACACGTGAACGTCAGTATTGCCGATATGCCCGTAAAGGTCGCTTTCCATCGTGCCGACGTTCGGCGCGTCAAGGATATTGCGCCACTTCGTATACGGATAATACGCCGTAATTGTCCCCGCCTTTTCCTGAAAGACAAGGACGCAATTTAATTCGTTCATTGCGCTTCCTCCTTTTGGATATTCCCACCCGCCGCCCTAACCGCCCCGCGCCTTGCGGGGTGGTTAGGCGTTCTGCTCTTCGTCCTCGATAACCTTAATCATAAGGGTAGGGACGGCGGTTGCGTCTGCGACTGCACCGGTCCCGGTCACGATAGCGGAAGCGCCAGCGGAAATGCCGACCAGTTTCGCGCGCTCTGCGGCGGTCATCATAACCTTGTTTTCGGTGTCGGTAATCATATCGGCGGAATGGGTCGCGGGGTGCTGATATACCACGACTTCTTCGCCGTTGACCTTGACATTGCCGTTCGTGTCGGAATGCTCCACCTGTGTCATGCCGGTTTGCAGGGTCTGCACGGTCTGTTTCAGGCCCGCAATATCGTTCGTGAAGCCCTGCACCACGTCGCCGTGTCCTGCGAGATAGTCGGCAACTTCTTTCAGGGTGTCGTAAGCTTCATTGACGGTTGCGCCGTCCTCTGCGGTAATGCCCATGATTTTGTTGTAAAGTGCGTCGTTTGCGGCCTTGATGTCCGCGGTAACGGTTGTGCTGTCCGCTTTCGCGGCAATGGCGGCGATAATCGCCGCCAGCTTTGTAGACAGGGCGATTTGCTGGCCGTTCTCTTCAAAGATCACGTTGTCAACGTGGGAACGGGCCATAAGGTCAGTCAATACGCCGTTGACCTCACCTTGCAGAATAACCATCTTCATCTTTTCGCTTGTAGTGAATGCCATTGTTTTTTCCTCCGTTTTTTAAGTAATTTTGATTTTTAGCGGCTCTTCGTCCGCTTCCTGTGGTTGCCTTTCGGCGTTTTCGACGCTTGAAGTTTCGCCGTCGATCACTTTCGCATATAGATCACTCCCCCCCTCATGTAAAGGTTGCATATCAAGCGTGACGGTTTCTGTTTCGTCCGGCTCTTCCGGGCCGGGGTCAGGGTCGCCGCCCTGCTGGATAATCTGTAGCCACAAAAAAGGACCGTCCGCCGTCGGTTGCTCTTTCCCCGTATAGATGGGGACAAGCGCGCTTTCAACGGCTTCAAGGCGCGGTAAAACCCGTTCGTGTGCTTCCGGGTCGCTGTTGTGGTTCTTTAGATCCTGCTTTGTTGCGGTAACAACGTTCGGGTCAACGGCAATCGTCACATTTGCGGCGTTTGCCACTTCAATGTGCATTGTCAATTCAACTTCGCCCGCCGCGCCCGTGGTAATGATGACTTTTTCTGTGTCCGGGGTGTTGCAGACAGCAAACATGATGTCGTCATCTTCCGTCTGCACGCTCATTTCCCGAATTGTAAAGCCACCCACGCTTGCGGGGACAACCGCCACAACGTCAATCATGTTCGGAGAATCCGGGTTGATCTGAACGCTGTTGACCTCTCCGCGCCACCGCTCGTTCTTTAGTGCTGTCATGTCCGCCGACGGCTGGTAATAGGCCCCGCCGCCGTCGCCGACGGCAAGGTATTTTAACTTTACCTTTTCGCCGTTCATGGTCGCCGCTGTGACAAGGGCAAGGCCAGCATTTGTAACAACGGTTCCGTATGTTCTTTCAGTTTCCGGCATTGCTTTTACCTCCATTTTGTTCTATTTTCTGCGGAAATCAGCCCCGGTCAGTAACGGGGTAAATCTCCACCTTTGTCCCTGTTTTCACAACTGCGCCCGCGTGAACGGTCGCCCGCGCCGTCAGGCTCTTTACAAGGACGGGGAATACTTCAAGCCGCGTCCCCGATTTCACCGCCGCGGCAACGTGCAAGGTTCCGGCGGCTGTTACGTCCTTTGCAAGATACGGGTAAACCTCCAGCCGCGTCCCGATGGAATGCGCCGCCGCAACGTAAATCGTCGTTTCCTTTTTGACCTCATAACTGATCGCTTCAAGGTGGGAACGGAGATTTTTATAAAACCGAACGCGGTTCAAAACCTCCGTTTGCCGGGCGGCGGAAAGCCCCGCCGACGTTATGCCGATGATAACCCGAAACGTGTACGGCTTGCCGCCGTACTCGAACCATTCCCGAACCTTTGTGCCGGGGAACACGGCCCCCAGCGCCGTTTCAACGGCGTATTTTGTACCCAGCTTTCGGTGAACCTTTACGCTGTCCTTAATGGTCTGCCGCTTTACCTCTATCGGGTAAGAATAGTCGTACCAATCGACGTGAAGATCATAAGCGAGAACGTCAAGGGTCTTTTCGTCAAGTTCATCAATGCGGGCGTAAATGATGTTTCTGTCAATTAACCGCGCGCTGATCTGTAATTGCTCCGCTATGGTCTGCGCCAGCGCAATTATTTTCGGGTCATGTTTTAGCGCCGGGGGAAGCGAACGCGTGAAGTCGATAGAATAAATATCGTTGTTATTCACTCTCCGCACCCCCGTTCACAACCGCCGTTTCTCCAATCAGCGCAACGGCGTTGTCGGGAACGACGGTATCAACGGGGGAACGCACCTTGACGCGCTTTGCCCCCGCTTGCATAAGCAGGGATATTAAATAAGACGGGTTCACGTCCCGTCCCATCTTTGCGCCTTGCCATTCTTTGAACGTTCGCACCGCCGACGCGATATTTTCCGCCACCGTTTCGTCGCTTACCGCGCCGCCCTCTTGCGTCCAATAGGTAAAATCAATGTCATACGGCACGATTTCCGGGGCGGAAACTGTAACGTGGTCGGTCAGGGGGCGCACTTTGTCGGCGTTCAGGATTTCCAAAACCTCTTTTATGATTTCCTCCCCCGGCAACTGCCCGCCGGACAGCAACACGCGCACGTCAACTTCTCCCGGTTCCGGGGAAGTCGCTTTCACGTCCACGATCAGCGCCGACGCGGATTTTGCGTAATATTCATACGCGCCCAGCGGCCCGGCGGTCGAAAAGGTTTCGACGCTCTCCCGCAAGCGGTCGTAAAATGCCGCGTCGCTTTCTTCATCTGCGCCGCCGTCCGATTCGGACACATTTTCCACGGTTCCGAAATACGGGAAGATGTCAATTAGCTGGTTGATCTGTCCCGGAACAAAGCCGTTTCCGATTTCTCCCGCCGTTTGGCATTCCGCTTCCACTTCCCCGAACGTGTCGCCCGCAAGAATTGTCAGGTCTTTTGTTGTCTGAAAAACAATTTCGCCGTCAACCGTTGCGCGCGTCCCCGCCGGAACCGTCGTCGCAACCTCCAGCGGTATGGAAAGAGTGAACCGCAACGTCGTTTTCGCCTTTTCCGGCTCCAGCCTGTATGTATCTTTGAACAGTTCTGCAAGGGAATCTAAATATTCCCCCTCTGCATAACGCGGGACGTTCTGCCGGGCCGAAAAGTCGATGTTTACCCGTTCTTGAATGATGATGTCTGCCACCCAAAGGATAAACAGGCGCGCCGGGTCTGCCGGGTACAGGGTCCGCCCGGTGAACGCTTCGTAAGACTGAATCAGGGCGTTCACCAGCGTTTCTGTATCTGTATCGACAAAGTGAATGTCGGGGTATTCTCTAATCTTCATCGTCAAGTATATCCACCTCCACAACGGGAATCAGCGCGCCGGGCGTGCCGCCCATTTCAAAAGTCACATTCAGAACTTCCACCCGCGGTTCGTCCCGCTCCACCGCGTCTAAAACCTCTGAAATTAAAATAGATTGTGCAACCTGAATCGGCTTGTCAACAAACCTTTGCGCCATTCCCAGCCCCCGGTCAAGGGGAACGGAGAATTTCGGCGTTGATATGATGACCGCCACGTTCTGCATAATCTCTTCTTCCCGCGTTTCCGGGGCAAGATTGATATTTTGTAGGTCGTAAGCCTTGATTATGTGCGCCACGCTCTCACCCCCTAACGGCCCGCGTATGACTTCATCGTGACGCTTACTTTTGCGACAAGCAGATTGCCGCGGTTGTCATAGCGGTTCAATGAGTTAGAAAGCTTTGTGATAACCCACTTGTTTGTGCCGTAGGCTTTCGGCCCGATGACAAGGCGGTGAACCTCTCCGCGCCGCATTGCCTTTAGCATTTTGGAAACCTCCGAAATCGGGTTCACGCCTAAAAACACGGAAAAAAGCATGGTAAAAGTCATGCTTTCAACCTCTGTCCCGGTGAACTCTAAAAGAGGTTCTTTCAAATGCCTGTCGTGCGTCGAATATTTCGCGCCGCTGTCCCATTTCAGGCCGTCAAACGTCTTGATCTGCTTTCTTGAAACGGCAAAGGTCACGTCGCCCCAGCTTCCGATTACTGCCATCTTTATATCCCTCCGATCACGAACCCGTCGCCGTCGCCCGTCGGAATATAAAGGCAAAGCACGTAATCGCCCGGCGACGGAAGCCACGGGGCGATTGTAACGTTGTGTTTGTGCGACGCAAAGGCCGCGTCGCCGCTTCCCCCGCTTTTTTCCTCTGTCGCCTGAACAACTCCCGCCGCCGGAATGAAAGGCGGGTTCTTTATCACTTTCAGGGGACCCGAAACAAAGGTTTTCCCCATATCCTTAAAAGTTACGCGGGCGGTTCTATCGGCGGCATTGACGGAAGAAACCCAGCCTGTCCGTACAATATTTTTGAAAACGCTTGCTTCTCCCATCAATATCCCTCCAAAACCCGGCGCAACTTAACCGCTGTCGTGTACCCGCTCGACGACACGGAATGCGTCGCGCTCTCCACAATGTATTTCCCGTCAAAAGCGCCATACCCCTCGACGGTCACGGTCACGCCCGCAACCAGCGTCGCGTCGCCGACAAGCGTAAAACTTGCGGTAAACTGCTGGCCGTTTTTCTCACGCAACCGCTTTTCGGCAAGTGTTTTCGCTTCCGCGTTGCTTGAAACCTTTTCTTTGACCTCCAGCACCTGTCCGCTTCCGTTTTGGTCTGCGTCCGGGGCTTTATAGGTCGCTTCATAGGTTGTCCCGCTCGACGGGTCCGTGTAGGTCACATGGCAACTACTGTATGAAGCGTCCTGAAAGCTTGTGTTGAAGCTATACCGTTTCACGTCCGACGTTCCACGCTTGATCTTGCGGATTGCGTCTTTCTTCTCATACGCCGCCGCGTCAAACAGCACAATGATTTTCGCCGTCACTTTCAGGGAGATTCCCGCGGCCTTGCAAAGCCGCTGTAAAAAGGTAATGTCCGATTCCTGCACCTGTTCTTTCCGTGTATAGTGCGGATTGAACGCCGATTCAAACATACACGCAAGGCCGTTCTTTCCGGCGATTTCGTTCGCAATGCCCGAAAGGGTGTATTTCTCCCACGCTTTTGTTTTTTTCTGCGTCCGTATCGTTGACGTGTATGGGATTGACCCGGCTTTGATTGTCACTTTCGACGGCGGGCCGCTCCCGTCCACGCTGTCAATTTGAAACGTGCCGCAATCCAGCACCCGGTCTTTCCCGTCCGAGTTCCAGTTTTTTTGAACGATCACCGCGGACAGTTCCGCCCCCTTTGACGCGCCGGGGGAGTTAAGCCAGTTTCCCAGCCACACGCCCTCCCGGTCGTCAAGGGTTAGTTGCAAATCGTCCGTTTCGTCCTGTTCGTTGTCCGTGTAAGACAGCGATTGCAAATATTTGTTGATGTCTGCCGATATGTCCACTCCGTCAAAGGTCAGGCGGACGGCGGCGCGTCGTGCGTTCATGTCGTCCGCCCCCTTTTCCACGGCGGCAACTCCGCCGAAACCCGCGCTTCCGCGTCGGGTATGTCAAGCGTAATTCCTGCCGGGAAAACGACAATTCGGCGGTGTTGCGGGTTCGCTTTCATAATCCTGTCGGTGTATGCTTCGTCGCCCAGCGTTTTGTAGGCGATACCGTCCCACATATCCCCGGCAATGGTCGTATATTTAGTCATATCTCCGCCGCCTTTCGTCGTTCTCCCTCTGCTTCATGCGGTCGTCGAACTTATCTAAAAGTTCTTCGTCCCGCCGATCTAACAATTCTTCGATGTCCTCCGCTTGCGCTTCGCTTCCCACATGGAAAACGGGCGCGCTGTGAATAACAATGCCAGCGCCCTGCGGCGATTGTGCGGTAACAGACGGGGCCGTAACTCCGCCCGGCCTGACGTGCGCCGCCGAAAGCGCCGCTTGCAGTAGCGGCAAGAGGGAAACAACCGTCGTTCCTTCCTGCGCTTCGCGGGCCGCGTTGATGTTCTCAAAGATTCGCCCGGTCTGCGCCGCGGTAAATACGGTCCTGCCCCTTGCGTTCGTGACAAGTTCCGCCCCGGCTTCACCCGCAATGAACGTGTCCGGGGTGTATTTAGAACCCTTTGCAAGCGTTGGTATCAGCGGAATATTGATTCCTTTTCCGCCAACTCCGGGAACCCAATCGGGAATTTTCAGCTTGTTCAAGCCGCCGATCAGGGTGTTTATCACGGAAATAATGCCGTTTACGGCTCCCGTGCAAACGCTCTTGATTGCTTGCCATACTCCGCTGAATATGCTTTTCACGCCCTCCCAAGCCTGCTTCCAGTTGCCCGTGAACACACCTGTAATAAACGTGATAAGCCCTTGTAAAACCTGTGTCAGCCCTTGCAGAATGCCCGAAATTGCGTTAATAGCTGCCCCCAGCACGCCGCTGAACAGTTCGGCGACGGCCTGAATAATCGGCATAAGCGCTTGCAAAAGCGATTGCAGGACAGGCAAGATCATTTCGACAAGCGGCATGATCGCCGAAACAACCGACATAATCAGTTCGATCACAACGGGAAGTATGCCGTCAATAATCTGCTGAATGATCGGCAATAGCGCTTCAAGTAGCTGTTGCAGAATCGGAAGCACCGCTTCAATGATCTGCATAACGATAGGCACAAGGGTTTGCACAAGCTGAATCAGCACGGGCAAAATCGCTTCTACAATCTGCCCGATAACGGGCAATAGCTGGGCGATAAGGTCAAACAGTACGGGAAGCACCGTCGCTATAATCTGTCCGATCAGCGGCAAAAGCTGTTGTATCAGGCTTCCAATTACAGGAAGCAGGGAGGTGGCAAGCTGTGCGAACTGATCTAACAGGCCCGGCAAGATACCCTTTAACTGCTCCACAACGCCAATCAGCGAATCAAACACGGCAACGCCCGCTTCTCCGAAATGCTCTTCAAAGAAGTTCCGCGCGTTTCCCATGCCCTCACCGCTGAACACGCCTTTGATCGCCGCGCCGACGTTTTGAATCACACCCCACAACTTGTCAAATACGGCAAGCGCGCTATCGCCGAACGTCTTTTGAATCCAGCCGCGCACTTCTTCAACATTGCCGGAAATCAGTTTGATTGCAAGGGCAACGCCGCCGATGATACCGACAAGGGGCAAAAGCTTTCCTTTGATACCTCCAAGCCCGGAAAACAGGCTTTTTATACCGCCGGACCCGCTAAACGCTTTCATTTTTGCGTATGCGCCTTGAATGCCTAAAATGCCGCCCTTGATCTCCAAGAACGCCAGCTTCCCGGCCTGTCCGCCCGCTCTCAATCCCAAAAGGGCCGCGGCAACCTTTACGATTGTTGAAAGCAATTTCGGGTTTTCCTGCGCCCACGCTGAAAACTGCGTTATCACGTCGGCCAGCTTTTCCGCCGCCGTCGTGACGTATGGTAAAAACGTATCGCCCAACACGATACCGAGATTCGACAAGGCCGTTTTCGCCTTTTTTATCTTCTCTTCGGTCGTGTCCATCATCTTTTCGTATGCGGCTTGTGCGGCTCCCGTGCTGTCTACCATTGCGGCGACTTCATCATTGAACCCCTCAACGCCGTTCGCCATCAGGGTAAGGGCCGCTTTGCCCGCTTCCGCGCTTCCGAACATATCCGCAAGGGTTTTCCCGCTCTTGTCGGCTTCCCCCTGCAAGATGTTCAGCACGTCCGCAAGGCTGTTTCCCTGCGCCATTAGTTCGCTGAATCCCGCTCCCGCCGCCTGTCGCAAGGCTTTATCCGCCGTTGTGCCGGATTTTCCTAATTCGTTCAACATACTGTTCATGTACGTTGTCGTTTCAGCGGCGGCAATGCCGCGGGCGGTCATAATGGAATAACCCGCGCAAAGCTGTTCCAACGCGACGTTGTTTGCGTTTGCGGTCGGAATCACTTTGCCCATGACCGACGACAATTCCGCAACGGTGACTTTGCCGCGGTTTTGCGTCGTAATCAGCATATTTGATATTTGTTCGGTTTTCGATGATTCCATACCGTAGGCGTTTAGAATCGTCGTCAACACGTCCAGCGCTTGCCCGGTTTCAGCAAAGCCGCCCTTTGCAAGCATGGTCGCTTTTTCCACGAACGAAACCGCGTCGGCGGTGTTCTGTCCGGCGGAAATAGCGTTATAAACGTCCTCCGCGACGGTGCTTGCATTGACCCCCAGCGCATTTGACAGATTGATGATTTCTTTCTGCATTTGCGAAAGGGGGACAATGTTTGCGTCGGCAATCGTGCCGACTTTCGCCATCGCGGTTTCAAACTCTATCGACTTTTGAACGGGTCCGGCATAGATCGCCGCGCCCAGCGCCGTAATGGTTCCAATCGTCCCGGCAAGCTGTGTTTTGGTCTTTGCTATCGCTTCGCTGTTTTTCTGCTGTGCCTGTCCGATCTGTGCCAGCCGCTCCTGATTCTTTTTGACCTGTTCGTAACTTTCGGCCAGCCGCTCGTTCTCTTCGGTCAAATGGTCGGTGTCAACCCCTGCGTCGCGCAATTCGTCGCCAAGTTGACCCAGCCGGGCTTCCTGTTCCTGAATCTTCGCTGTGGTTTGCTCAATCTGGCGGGCGTTCCGCTCCATCTTCTGCCGCAAGGCTTCCGACGGCTGTTCAGTTTGGCTCATTTCCCGCTGTAAACGGTCGTGTTCCTCCGTCAGCTTCGCCAGCTTGTCTTTATTCGCTTCAAGGGCGGCGCTTTGCTTCTGGAATCCGTCGATCTTCCCGGAAAGCGCGTTGATTTTGGAAAGATTGCCTTGTAATTGCTTCGACGCGTTCATTGCGCTGTTGAAACTGGAATTAAACCCGCTCCCCAGCGTCGCCTGAAGCTTAAAAAGCAATTCAAATTCTTTTCTTCCCGCCAAAGGCTCACCCCCTCTACTGGCGTTCTCTCTCCGCGTGTTCTTTATCTTCCGCGGCGGCGGCGTTAATGTCCCTTATCCATTGCATGATCTCCGCTGTTGTGCAATCAAGCCAAAAGGGAATAGGCGTATTCGTCGTCTTTGCAAGTCGGTAACATTCCCGCCGCCACCAGCGGGCCGGGCGTTTTAATAGCCCGTAGACAATAAAAAATCACGCGCGGCGTTCGTAATGCGGTTGAAGTCAGGAAGCGGCATAGCGTCCAGCACGTCGCTTCCGATTCCTGCGGCGCGCGCCGCCATCTTGCTCTGGAAGTTTCGGGAGATTTCCGGGGCCAGCGCGTATTCGTTGTTCATCTGCATTTCGGTTTCGATTGCCACCATGTCGCGCCCGGTCAAACGCTCAAAATTAAACGTCAATTCTTCGTAAGTCGCGCCGCTGTACTCAAACGGGGTTTTGAACTTGTGCGTATAAACGCCCACGTTCGCCCCTGCGGGCTTCTTTTCGGCTTCCGGGGTAGTTGTCGGGGTTACGCTTGCCGCCGTCCCTGCGGCCTTTTCTGCGCCCTCTGCGGCGGTGTTTTTGATAGCTTCGCTCATTGTCTTTTCCTCCGATTCTTGATTTTAGATTTCATAGATACAGAAAATGGCATAAGAAAGCCCGGCGGGGAATCCCTGCCGGGTCTTACGCCTTGCCCAACGCCTTGCGAACGTCGGCGAGATAGTCCGTACCGTTGACGTAGTAAATGAAGTTCAGAATATCAATTTCCATCTTCTTCACGCCGTCAATATAGGTTGCGAAATAGGTTGCCGAATACTCCCCGGACGCTTCCGCGGACGCGGCGGGAGCCAGCTTGCCGGGCGCAAACTTCGTCGGTGTAACGATCAAAACGTGTTTAACCGCCTGTTGAACGAACTTGCCCGCGGTGTTGTCCCAATACTGCTGGGCGGCGCGGAGATCAAGCTGGTGGTTACGCGGCTCAGCAAGCTTGATCGCGGCGCCTGTAACGGAACGGAAATTAAGCGTCAGGGTCATTGCTTCGATGTGTCCGACAAACGCGCCGTTGAACGCGCCGGAAATGCCCGCGCCCTTAATTTCCTCCGCAATCTGTGAGATTTCAGGAAGTGTAACTTCCGCCATGCCGTAAAACTCCGTTGCGTCCTCGTATACGGCAAAGTTGGTCGTACCGTTATCAACTTTCATTGTCTTTCCCTCCTTTTACGCTGTCAGCGCCGCCGCGACATAATCCGCGTCGTACTCCAGCACGAAATTAAGTTCTTTCGCTGGGCTGGGCGGGGTCAGGAAAACATGAAATACAGCTTTGCCCGCCATAAGCGCGGTCGTGCTGTTTTCGTCCTCTCTGAACTCAACGCGTCCGCCCAGCAACTGCTCTTCTGCGACAAGGCCGTTCAGCCAAATATTGACGGAATCAACAATGCTGTCGATCAGTCGGCGGGTCATTTTCTTGTCAACCTTGCTCCAATAGGTCAAGATCAGCGAGTTTGCAACCCAGCCGAACATACGGGACACGGCGATAAAATAATTTTTAACGTCCGTGTCGGCGGGGAAACAGGCGGTTTCATTGCCCCAAAGGACATAGCCGCCGATGAAGTTAAGGGCGGTCACAATTCCGTTGCTGTTCAGGTAGTTTGCATTCTGCAAATCAAGCAGAATCACCGTACCGTCGGAAAGAACGGCGCTGTCCATCTGCAAAAGCTTGTTCGACGGAGATTCCGCCGGGCAACCGCCGTTGTCCGAATCGGTCAGCCCCATACGGCCCGCCGCCTGAACGGACAAATGAAAAACGCGTTCGCCCAGCTTTACCATAGGCCAGCAAATGACCTGTGTTTTCGCGTTGACGTTCTGCGCTTTCTTCCATGCCGGAACGTCTGCATAATGCTTGACCGCTTCCGTGTCAACGTCGATCAGGGCCTTTCCCTCGAACACGCCGTTGATATTCGCCGCCTTTGCAGACATAACCGCCGCGACTTCCGACTTATGGGACCAGCCGGGCGCAACGATCAGGTCGGCAACGATTCCGTATTTCGGAAATACCTTGTCGATCAGTTCAAGGCCGGAATATTTCTTCGTGTTCGTATCGAACCCGCCGATAATATCTTTTTCCGCGATTGCGTCAGGGTCTACCGCGTCAAAAGTAATCGTCAATTCACCCGTGTTTTCAGGGATTTTTCCGCCCTCCAGCACTTCAAGAATCAGGTTTTCGCCCTCATAGAACAAATCGAAATCCGTTCCGATGTCGTACCCGGTAACAATCACCGTGTCTTTCAGGGCTTCCAGCGGCAAGAGAACCTTTCCGTCGGTCAATGGGTAATTTGCTTCCTCGACGCTTTTCTTGTGCTTTGCGGGGTCCAGAACATTCACGAACACAACGGGGGACACGCCGTAAAGCTTGAATTGCGAATAAATCGCTTCGCAAATGGGGTATTTCTTCCAGTCGTCGCTATACCCCAAAGCGGCGACGGCTTCGGCGTAGTTTTGGCACATGATCGGGTCGTTCACCGCGCCGCCGACGGTATGTACCGGGGCCGCGCCCACAATGAACGCAACGCCGGAATCAGCCGTTACAGGCGTAGTAACGGACGTGTCAGCCTGTTTTGTAGATACGCCGTGGTAATATTCAGCCATCTTTTATACCTCCTTGTTGCCGTGCATTGCCGAAACAATGTCGCTGTAATATTTGTGTGCAAGATTGCCGGGGGTTTTCACCTTGACAGAAAACGCCGCCAGCCTGTTTACCGGGACGATCAGCCGCGCCACCTGCGGGTATTCCTCCAGCACGTCGGCAAGGTAAGCTTTCACGTCCTCAAATGCGCCGCGAAATACGGCGTTTTCTTTCAGCCGCCCACGGGGGAGGGTAGGCCCGGCGTATACGAACAGGTCATACCCGCCCGTTTCGCCCTCTGTGGCGCTTTCTGCGGCCTTTTCGTCCGGGGTGGTGTTGTTATCCTCTCCCGCTTCGTCGTCGCTCTCTGCGCCGCTCTGTGCGTCCTCCGCGGTGTTTTCCGCCGTGGAGGTATCAACCCCGCCGCCGTTTTTCGCGGCTTCCTGCGCGTTGTGCGCGTCAATAGCGGAAATGATCGTTGCTTTCGTCATGCCGTCGTCAACGTCAATCCCGTTTACAATGGCAAGTTCCAGCAACTCCGCTTTCGTCATAGTAGTTTTGTACTCTACTGCCATACTTTTTGAACCTCACTTTCTACAATAGGCATTCGCCATTCGGTCATCATTTCGCCCAAATAATAAGGCGGCGTGCTGTCCGGGTATACGATCATTTCAACGGGTGGTTTCAACATGAAGCGGTCGGCAATTACGCCGTCGCGCAAAAGCGCAACCCGAATCCGCGTAAGCAGATTCAAAACGCACATTGCGCCCTCTTCTCCGTCCTCCGAATAGGTGGCGGCAACAATCCGCACCATGCACGAACTTTCCGGCGGTTGTCCGGCGGTTTGCGTGTCCGTGCTTTTGATGTACTGCAATAGAACGTATGGAATCCGCTTTGTTTCCGCGTCTTTCGTAGGAAGCCGCATTTTGTAAACCTCTGCGGGGCGTTCTTTCGCTTCGCCGCTTTTCCTGTCCACCCGGACGGGTAGCAAAATGTCTTTTGTATTTTCTTCGATAAACGCTTTCAAAGCGTCCAGCAATTCTAACGGTGTCATGTTTTAACCTCCGTACCCGTTCAAGATACGGGTTATTTCCTGTTCAACGCGCTTGTCGATGGTTTCTTGTGCCGCTTGCTCCACCTTGTCAAGCACGTTTTCATTTCCCATCATGTGCGCGGTTGACGGTCCGTAAAGCTGTTGCGACGAATCACGCCGCCGCGTCAGTCGTTCAAACACGCCCACACCGTATTTGCCTAAATCCGCGACGTATGCCGATTCCAGCCGCTTTCCGCCCTCTGCACGCAACACGGAAACGGAAACCGTGCGTTGTGCCGGGGCGGACGGTGAAACCTTGAATCGTTTTAGCGGTATAACCGTTCCGGCGAACTCGATGGAACCCACCAAGTCGCCCGCGGTCGCCCGCTTCATCTTCATATTTTGGTTTGCGGTAATATCCGATTGCTTGATATTGTACGTTTCCCGGATAACCTTTCCCGATTGAGAACGCACCGTTCCCAGCGCCCGGTTGATGACGTTAAAAAGCGCCCGGTTCGGCGCGCCCTTAATATCCCCTAAAAGCAGATTGACCCGCTCGATCTGTTCGTTCGTTATCTCAATCATTCGGTCAGCCCCTCCAAATAAAGCACAATGTCGCCCACTTCCGGGTGAACCTTTGTGATTGTGTAAACGTCGTCGCCGATCTCCACGGTTTCATCTTTTTTCGGGATTCTCTTCAAAAGGGTAAGGGGGACGTACATTACCAAATCGACAAGAAATAAACCGTCTGCGTGGTCCGTAGACGGTTTTTTCCTGTCCTGCGCGCCGCCATCGTCAAGAATGACCGGGCCTTTGTACCGGGTCCCGGAAATCCAGAACTCCAAAACGTCCGCGTGTTCGTTGCTGTTGTGAAAAACCGTCGTTATGTCCCGCTCGACTTGCTCTTTGAAGTTCATTACAGGACGTGCGCCACAAACCAGCTATTGACCTCATGCGGCACGGTCAGCGGCTTGCTGTTGATCTGCAAGAAACGGCGGTCGGGGCGGCGCTCCACCCATGTCTGCGGCACCTTGTCGCCCTCGATGGTAACAAAGTTCACGCCGTTGTCGGCAAGCATAGTCACCGCGCCGTAATAAATCGAATAGTCCGCTTCCGTAGAAAGCAGGGCCAGCGCCCCATCAGGTACAAGCGGCTTATCTTCCGGCGCGTCCGGGTTCGTCCAGTTGTCAAGATACCATTCGTTGTACTGGTACAGGTCAAGCCCCAGCTTGTGAATGCTTCCGATGTAGGTAAGGCCGTTCGGAAGCTGTCGGGGCTTGATGACCGCAAGATCATAGCCCTTAACGTCCAGCACGTCCTTGACTTTTGCGTTCTGAACAAAGGCGTTTGCAACGTCTTTCGCCATGACGCAAATATTACAGTTCACAAAGCCGTTTTTCTGTACGGTTTCGTGCCAGCGTTCAAGGTCGGCCAGCGGGTCAGCGGTTGCGCTGGTCCATTTCAGCGCGTCGGTTACGATGGTTTCGGTATTCGTGAAATTGAAGTCGATAACCTCGTTCAGCCCGTCGCCGATAACGGGAATCTGCCCGGTAAAAATGGACGTTGCCGCCATCCACTCTTCGCGGCGAACGATCATTTCGGTAAGTTCGGCGAAATCCTCCGCCAGCTTCTCAACGGCGCGTTCCGCCGGGGTTCTGCCGCTGTACGGGTTTTCGCCCGCGGTACGCTCTAAAAGATCGTCAACGGTTGTGATCTTGTTAGGCGCAAGCAAAACGGGCGTGTAAGTTTCCGTGCGGTAGCCGCTGTTCGGAATGGTCTTGCCGCCGATTTTCGGGTGTACGAACGGGGCCAGCGCGCGGCTTCCTTTCTTGAAATCCACGTCAACGCTTTTCGTCGGGAAAGTGCGGCGGTTCTTGAAAAACGTATCGCGGAAGAACGTATGCACCGGGGGCATACGGCGAATGATTTTCCCCATCGTGCGGGGCGTGTAAATATCGGTCTGAATAGCCATTTCTTTTTTCCTCCCTTTACTTCAAAAAGATTCCCAGCTTACGGAAAGCGGGTTTCAGGGCTTCCGCGGTTACGCCGTCCGGCAAGGTCAGCGCGTCGGCGAAAAACTCCCCTGTCAGGTAGTAGACAACGCCGCCGTCGGTCGAAACGTCCGCGGCAATGCCGCAAAGACTGTCAAGGTTGCCCGCTACGGCGCTGTCGCCCTCACCGGAAGCGGCGGCGGCTTCAACAACCTTTCCGTCTACAAGGGCGACGGGCGCATACTTGCGAATCTCCGTCCCCTCTGCAACCTCTCCAACCTCTGTTACAACGGGAAAATCCCCCGCAAAGAAGTTGACCGGGGTGGTCTGATCTCTGTTGATCTCATACATGGTTTTTTACCTCCTTACTTCGTCGCGGGGAAAAGCTTGTCAAGCGCCGCGTCGATTTCGTCCGCGCCGCCCTTTCCGCCGGTCCCCTCGATTCCTGCGCCCGCGGTTACGCCGCCAGCGCCGCTGTTCTTTGCGTCGTCGTTGCGGTCCTGAATATATTTGCCGCCCTGCTTGCGCTGTTCTGCGACAATCGCTTTTGCAACGTCGCCCGCCGCAATAGGTTTCGTAAACTTTGCTTCCGCAACAATATTTTCAAAGCCCGGAAGCGCCACTTCTTCGATGTCCTGAATGCGCTGGCGTTCTGCGGCGGTCGCCGCGTCCTCGATCTGCTTTGTCAGGTCGGGGAATGCCGCTTTCAGGCCGTCAACGGTCTTGATGTCCTTGATTCCGTCCATGTTTTTTTCGCTCCTTTTCGGTTCAGTTTGTTTTGTTATATCTGCAAAACCGTTTTGCGTGTGGGTCGCGCAACGGTTTAACAGCGATACGGGAAGATTCGGAAAACGGGTAATGTCAAGGGAAACGCTGTTCACGATGACTTTTGCCGTGTTTTCAACGGTCGTGTCAGCTTCTTCAAACATGATTTTGTCGCAAAAGCCCGCGTCAACGGCCTGTTTACCGTCGTACCATGTTTCCGCCGCCATGATCGCGGCGATTTCTTCCGCGTCCTTACCCGTTTTCAGGGCATAGCCGTTCACAATAGATTGCTTAATCACTTTCAGTTCGTCGGTAACTTTCGCAAGGTCCGCTTCGTTGAAATAGCCCAGCAATCCAATAGACGGGTCATGCACCATAAAAACGCCGTTCCCCGGAATCTCAATCACGTCGCCCGCCATTGCAACAATCGTTGCCGCGGACGCGGCCCAGCCGTCAATCTTGACCGTGATTTTCGCCGGATTATCTTTCAGGCGTGTATAAATAGCGTTTGCGGCGAACACGTCGCCGCCGCCGCTGTTGATTCGCACGACGATTTCCGCAACATTTCCCAGCGCGTTCAATTCCTCCGTAAACTGCCGGGGCGTTACTTCGTCGCCCCACCATGTTTCGGAAGCAATGTCGCCGTATAAAATCAATTCCGGGGCGGCGTTATCTCCCGCCGCGTCCCGGAAACTCCAAAAACGCTTGTTATTCGGTTTCTTCGCCGGGTTTTCCGGGTTCTGTGCCGGGCGGCTCTGCTTTTGCTGTTCCTGTGCCATCGCCTTTGACCTCCTTTAGAAGTTTCTCTTCGCGCCGCAACTGCGCCGCGTTTTGGTAAAAATCGGACCCGTTCATTTCCATTGCTTCACGGTCGCGGGTCGAAAATCCGTTTTGTACTCTCTTTTCCGCCGCCGTGACCTCTTGAACGGGATTCAAAAGCCCCTGCGCCGGACCGTTCCATTCCGCCCCCGTGTATGCCTTGCGAATGATCGGGTCAGCAAAAAAGCCGGGCGCGGGGATTCTTCCCTTTGCGACGGCTTCCGCGAACCATTCTTCATAAATCGGCTGGCAAAAATCATTTGCAAGCCACGTCCGATACATACGAAACATTTTCCATGCTTCCAAAAGTGCGCCGCGTGACGCGCTGTATGACGCATTAAAATTCTTTACCAGCAGTTCGTAGGGGATTTCAAGGGCCGCGCCGATCTGTCGGCATATCGCCACAACGAACCCGTCAAACGCGGTGTTCGGCCTGCCGGGGTTCATGTCGTGCGCCTTTTCGCCCTCGTTTAAGTCCACAATTGCGCCGGGCGCAAGTTCAATCGTGCTGTCGTCGCCCGCGTCCACCTGTGCTTCTTCCGGGATAATTTCGCCGAAAGCGCCGTCAGCCGACGCGGATTCCTTTTCGATGAATACCGTAAACATACCCGAAACGACGGCGGCGACAAGTTCCGCGTCGGTATATCGGCCCAACTGTTTCAAGGCTTCAATAACCGGGGCAAGGAACGGCACGCCGCGGCGCTGTCCGATTCTTTCACGGTTCATAATGTGAATGACGTTGCGCCGCCCTGTTTTTTCGCCCCACGCTTCAACCCGCGTCCACTTCATTTCCGAAAACTCATAGGAAAGGGGGTGGTGGGTGCTGATATGGTATGCGACAACTTCGCCCGCGTCGTTCGTTTCAACGCCGCCGACAATATGCGGGTCGCGCGTGTCCCCGTTCGGGTTGCTCAACCTGTCCGCTTCGATCAAGCAGATTCGGAGGTCATACGGCATATTCGGGCGCGTTGTCACGGGTAGCGTTGCGATAACGTCGCCGCTCATAAGCCAATTCAGGAAAGCAAGCTGTTGTAATTCATAGAAATTGTCCAGCCGCTCCAAATCGCACGCGGGGGAATCAGCCCACAAAGCAAACTCCCGTTCAATTTTGCATTCCAGTTCCCGCGCTTCCTCTTCTCCGATTCCCAAAACCTCATAATCGACTTGACTTTTTAATTTCAGGCCGGACCCGACGACGTTTGTTCGACACGTTTTCAACGCGCCCGTCGCAAGGGGAACGCCCATGTAAAGATCACGGCAACGTTGACGGAGAACGGAAAGGTTGTCTTGTATGTCCTCCCGCGCGGACCCGCCGCCGTATAGCCACCCGACAAGCGATTTTTTCGTTTGTGACGCGCCGTAATTGCCGTACCCGCTATCAAGAATCTGCAATTTCCGGCGTGCGCCCGCTCGTTTTACTGCTTTTTCGGGTGATACTGCCGCAATCACCCGGTCAAATACATTCAAGCCGCTTCACCGTCCTTTCTTACAGGTCGCGCGGAACAGCACGAAAAACACGGTTTCTTCCGCCGCGCTTTTCGATATTTTCCAACTGCGCCACCTGATCTTGCCAAAACTCAATTTGTTTTCTGATTTCCGAAAGGTTCGCTTTTGTCAGGCTCCGCGAACCAATCGTATAACTTTGATGTGTCGTTACCTCCAATTCGGCGGTAAGCCATGCGTCAAGGTGCTTTTTCGCAATTTCAAGGCTGATTCCGCTTGCCATTTTATACAATCCCTCCGTTCGTTCTGGACCGTCTGCCGCGCTTTCGCGGCTGTGCGGCGGCTTCATGGTCCGGCTTTTTCAATACCGGGTTCGCAATCTCCAGCGCCGCGGTCGCATAGTTCCGAATATCAAGCGGTTCATTCCGCTTGTAGCCGCCGTCTTTCAGGGTCCATACGTATTGCGCTTTGCCCTTTTTATAGGTCATCACCATTTTTTCAGCGGTCAGGCCGCGGAAATATTCCTGCGTGTACCCTCTGTCTTTTTCTTTCGGGAAGTGACAATAGTTCGGTCCCTCTTCCTGAATCGCCAGCCGCTGATACAAGATTGCTTTCCCTGTGTCAACGCCGATTGTGAAAAGCGGGGTTTTTACGCTGTTCGCTGTTGATGGGCGGTTATAGTACGGCACGTCTGCGCCGCCCTTGCCCTTAATCGCAAAGACGCGCCGCGCGGTTCGCTCTTTACAAAAACGGTAAACCTGTGTCGTGAAGTGTCCGCCGGAATCTATGCAGACGCATATAATTTTCAGCCGCCGCCCGTCTGCGGTTGTGAATGTCTGCGACAAAACCTTGTCGAGTTCGTCCCACACGGGCTTTAACTTCAAATCTCCGTAAATTGCTTGATATTTGATACCCCAGCTTTCTTTTTCCTCACCCCATCCGACAACCTCAACTTCAAAACGGTTGTCCTGCACGTCAACGCCCGCGGTCAGTACCAGCACTTCTTCCGGCACTTCGCAATTATACTTTTCGCGCCGCTTGTAAAGGTCGTCCGTTTCAAGCTGTTCGCCCTCTTCCTCCCACGTTTGGCCCATCTCCGTATTGGTCCAGACTTTCAGGAGTTCGATATTTCCTTTCTTCTTTTCATCGTTTGCGGTCAGGAACTTTTGCACGATTTCCCGCCACTCGACGAACAGGGAAGCAAGGGCGTTTAAGTGAAACCCCCTTACGTGTCGATCAGGGTATTTTGCAACGAACCGCCCGCCGGAAAAGTGTTCTTTCCACTCCGTTTCGGAGGAAATCACGCCGCACGCCGGACATACGCACCCGATGTCGTCCAATTTCTCCCGGTCGAATATGATGTTCGCCCATTCAAGCGGGGTAAGCGCCCCGCACGCCGGACAAGGCACGTTCCATTCTTCCTGTGTGCTGTGTTCGTACTCGACTTCAATTCGTGATAATCCCTTGATTGTCGGGGTCGAAACGTCCACTTCTTTCTTGTTCCAAAAGGTTGTAAGCCGCTTCCCTGCAAGCAAAAGGGGGTCGCCCTCATTGCCCGCCGTCGCCGGGTATCGGTCGATTTCGTCGGCCAGCAATATCCGAATCGGACGGGAAGCAAGTGAAGATGGGGAGTTAGCGCCCACCATCGTTACATGACCGCCGGGGAAAATCTTTTGCAAGATCGTGTTTCCGCTGTTCCGTGCTTTGTCGTTTACGCGGTCCCGTAAAACGGGCGTATCGCGCAACATGGGGGAAAGGCGGTCTTTGCTGAACGTTTCCGCCATCTGTATGGTCGGCTGTAATACCATGATCGGCGACGGGTCGTAGTGCATGAAATAGCCTATCGGGTTTAGAATGAACCCGTCCGTCTTTCCGATCTGCGCCGCGCTCATTACGACAACCTTTTGAATGCTCACGTCGCAAATCGCGTCCATGATTTCTTTCTGATATGGGGCTTTTGACGTGCGCCAGCGCCCCGGCTCTGCCGATGATTCGGAAGAAAGACGACGGTATTCGTCGGCCCACTCCGAAATCGTCATGTCCGGCGGCGGGGCAAGAACGGCAAATATTCGGGTAAAAAGTTTAATTGTCGCTTTCTTCATCGTCGTTCACCCTCTCCCCGAATGTTGCGTTGAAGTCTGATAGTTCCATCAAGGCTTCGTCTATGTGTTCTTTTAGCAGTTTGAAGATTTCTGCCCGGTCCGTTTTCTTGCAAAGGACTGGGGCAAGCTTCGCCGGAATCGCCATAAGGCGCGCTTTGAAGTTCACCAGCATATCTTTCATAACGGCTTCGATGTCCTCCGACGAATGAAGCCGGTTTTCTTTCAACTGCAATTCGTATTCTTCGTTTTTCCGCTTTGCACGAACAAGCTTCGCCCGCTCCGTGTTGTAGTCTATAACCTCTTCACTTTCCGGGTTCCGCTTCCGTAGGTAGTTTATATACCTGTGGTTCGTGTCGATCAGGTCATAAAGGCCGGGGCGAACCTCTGCAATAACCTTTTCGTCGCGCAACTGCCGCACGCGCCGTTCCGAAACGTCCAAGAACCGCGCAACCGCTTTTACGTCGTAAAGTTTCATTGCTTTTTCACCCCGCTTGACCTCTCTTTTCTTGAAAAACACCCCCGGCAACAAACTTCCGGCAACCGCGGAAGCGTTCAAAAAATTTTTTCACCTAAAAAAACGCTGGGCGTCGCCGAACCCGCGGGCTTTCTCCGCCGCCGGAAGAACCTATAACCCGTCGCCGATCACGTCGCCGTCGTCGTCCGTTTCGTCGTCAATCTCTCCCGTGTCGGGGTCAACCTCAAACGCACCCGTAAGCTTTTGTTTTGCAAGATTATATTTGCGCTCTTCAAGGCGGACCCGGCGGCATTCCAGTTCATACCCCTTGATCGAATCAAGCAGTTTGATAATGCGCCCGTGTATCTTGTTCAACTCCGCTTCAAGCTTCATTGCCCGGTCGAATGCGCTGGCCTTTATGACTGTCTGCATTGTGACGTTGTATGCGCTCTCTTCCAGTTCCCGCGCTCTGTCGCCCGTTGTGTCCTGCAAGGCCGCAATCTCCCGTTGTAGCCGTTCCAGCTTCTTTTCCTGCTGTCGTGTCGGCGGCTTGCCGCTCTCTGTGTCCATGTCCCAAAGCAACGAATCTTCTTCCCGTTGCAGGGCTTCCAGCTTTTCGCGCTGTTGCTTCAATCGCTCTTGCCCTTTCGGTGTACGCATTTCCACGACACGATCTACATACAAGCTGTCAGGGGTTGCCCCCTCCAGCGCGGCAATCTTGTTTTGCAAATCCGTTTCTTTCGCAATCAGTAATTGCAGTTCCGCAAGCATATTCCGTTCTGTGTCCAGCGTTAGGCTCTCAATATACGCCCGCTGTTCTGGCTGTAGGTCGTTAAGGCGAACCGTCGTATATGCGCCGTGTGTTTCTGCGTTCCTGTTTCCCAAAGGCGCGCCCGCTCCCGCGGCGTTCTTATTACCCGGTTGCCCGCCTCTTTTCCGGGGCGGTTTCTGTGCTTCAAGGGCGGCTTGCCAGCCGTCCATGCTCTTCCATTTGCGAACCTGTTCAGGCTTTACGCCGACACTATCCGCGACTTGCCGGGCGGTCATGGTTCCGCCGGAATCAAGCCATATTCGCCGCGCTTCGTCCCGTGCCGGGCTTCGTTCGCGTCCCATGCGCCCGCGCCCCCTTTCGTTTGTTTTTCATTTTCCGCCCTGCGGCTCCCTGCGGAAGCGCGCAAAAAACGGGCCATGCGTCAAACATGGTCCGTTTTGGCGGTTTGGAACGGCGGGGAGGATTCCGCCGCCCGTTTCGTGTCTATCACTTTTCACAATACCTATTGTATCAGAAAAAACAGGCAATGGGTGGCAATCTTATTTTTCCGGGAACTTATACCGTGAAATCGCTTTATTCCGCGCAAAACGCCTTTCCAGCGCGTCAAGCCCGCTGTCGCGTATGTTGCGGCATTGACGCGGGCTATAATTCAGGCGTTCCGAAATCTGTTCCCATTGCAACCCGTCTATGTAGAACGCTAAAAGCACCGCCTTTTGATGGTAATTCAGGCGGTTCAACTCCGAAAGTATTTCCGCTTTGATGTCCGCCAGCTTGCGGTTCTCTTGCTCCATACTTGAAATTGTCTGTTGCACGGAAGCGGGGATATTCAGAACAACCCGTTCAGCCGGGCTTGACGGCGTGCCTTTGCCGTGGGGCATACCGTCCATATTAACCCCCGCAAGGGTCGTGTAATACTGATCTTCAAGGTTCTTTATAACCCGCTCGTTCAGTTTGATTGTTTTGTCAACGTCCCGGTAAAAACGCAAAATCGTTACAACCTTTTCGCGTTCACATTTCATTCCCTGTTCCTCCTGTCTGCTTTAGGGCGGTTTGTAAATCCTGCGGTAAGGCTTCGCCCGTTCATAATGCCTGATCTGCACTTTGTAACGCTGTTCAATCAGGCGTAGCCGCTCCCGGTTTATCCTCCGCCGCCGGGCGTGGGTTTCCTCTTCAAATACTCCCGCTTCTTCGACTTCTTCTAAAATCTCCGAAAGACGGTCAACTATCGGCGGAAGCGCGGCGCGTATGATCTCCGCCGCCGCTTCAATCGCCGTTTGCAGGGCGTAGGCGATTTCAATAATTGCTTCCGCCAGCCCCTGCGCGTCAATTCCGGCGGCATTCAGCACCCGCAAGGCCGCTTCCACCTGTTCGTCTGTCGCCTTGCAATCGTCGTTCATTGTGCGCCCCTCCGTCTGATAACAGAAATAGCGTATTCCAGCGCGTCAACGTCCAAAGCCCAAACCCGCGAACCGTCATCGGCTCCGTTCATGCTCTCACAATAGGCCAGCAAGTTTTCCAGTTGTTCAGCGGCCCATAAATCGCCGCGGGCTTCCGTTTCCCGCTCCGTCGGGCGGCTTTCCTCTGCCGCTTCCGGCTCTGTGTGCGTTTTTGGCTCTTCCGCCGTGTGCGCTTCTTTCGGTCCTGCTGCCAAAATCGGCTTTTCTGCCGTCGTGTCCGTCTGTTTCTGCGGCTCTGTGCGTCCCTGTGTGGCTTTTTCTGTGGGCTGGTATGTTTCTTCATGCCCTTGCGCTTCCGGCGGCTGTGCGGCGGCTTGTCGCGCGGGTGGCGGCGTTTCCTGCTCTTCCCGCCCCGCCACGGGCTGGTTTTTCCGCTCCCGTGCGTCCTTTATGGAGATTTCCCCGGTTTGCTGATACTCCGCAAAGGCCGCTTGCTGTTCCTCTTCCGTCAATCCCGAAAGTTCGTAGGCCGTCGAAACGTTGATTCGCTCCGCTTGCAACTCTGCTTTGAATGCCGGGCAAAGGTTCCGAATAATTGCGTCGTATCGCCCGATCTGCGCCGGGCTTGTGTGAAGCACCTTTGCGATAAAGTCGCGCGTTCCGTCCGCCTGAACCTCCGCACCGCCGAAAGCCTGTGCAACGATCTGTTGAAGCACGGCAACGAAACGGGGCTTTGTGCGGGCTTTCTCCAGCACTTCCCGCAAATACCGCACTTCTTCGATTTTGTCCCACGCCGTTTTCTCCCGCTGGGAGTTCGTCACAATCAACATAAGGCCGTCGCGTACTTCCTGATCTTCCGCCGCTTCTTCGTTCGGTTCTATGTCGCACGGCACAAACTCATATTGTGGTTTACCCTCTTCAACAAGGGCAATCGACGCAAGGCGGCGGCGGTGTCCCGCTATGACCTTGTATTTCCCGCTGTCAAGGGGAACGACGACAAGATTTTGAAGCACTTTCCCGGCGATTTCGATTGCCGCTTTCAGTTCTTCGATCTCCCGCATGGAATAGAAATTATCTTCCGACGGCACAAGGTCAAAGACGCTGATTTTCTCAAAGCGGCTTTCGGCAGGGCGGGGTATGGGTTCTCCGCCGCCCGCCGCGGCTCTTGAAGCGTCGCTTAAAATCTGATTCAAGTTAAACTTTGCCATGTCGCAAACTCCTTTCCGTCCAATTCGGACAAATTATTTCGCGCCCCTCTGCAAATACTCCCGCACGAATGCGATATAATCCATTGCGGCCCCGCTCCGACGGCTGTATTCAGCAATGGGCGATTCGGAAAAAGTGCTTTCCGTGACTTTCTCCGAATAGCGAATGTGCGTATCGAACACGGGGTATTCCGGCTGGGCCTTTAGCCACTCTTCGCCCTGCCTGTCTGCGTCGGTGCGCTGAAAACAGGTGATAAGGCACCCGGCCAGCCGCAAGCGCGGGTTCAGGTCGTCCCGTGTGTCCTTGATCTGTTCTTTCAGTTCTGCCAGCCCGTCAAAGGCGTATTTGTCAATCTTGATCGGAATAATCACGTCATCGGACGCGACAAGGGCGTTTATGGTCGATATGTTGATGTCAGGGGCGTTGTCAATGATACAGTAATCATATTCGCCCGCTACGGCCCCCAGCGCGGCCCGTAGGCGTGTTTGCTGGGGCCGGGTGCTGTCCATCATTACTTCCAGATTCGCGCGAATCAGCGTCATGTTGGCGGGCAATACGTCGATATGTTCAAACCGCGTCTTTTTAATGACTTCGTGCGGGTCAATCCGCCGCGCGGTCAGAATGTCGGAAAGGCTCCTTTCGTCGTAGGAATGAACCCCGAACGCCTTTGACGTGTTGCCCTGTTTGTCGTTATCCACAAGCAACACCCGCTTATTGTGGAAAACTGCGAGAACGTGCGCCATGTTGTCAGCGGTCAGCGTCTTTGCAACGCCGCCTTTCAGGTTGATAATTGATATAGTTTTCATCGGTGCAAACCTCCTTTTTGAGTTGTCCCGCTCGACGGCGGGGTTATCTTTGAATCAGGTGAACCCGCGTTTCCTTTACGGCCTGTCCGCTCAATTCGAGCGGGAAATACTGCCCTGAACGGTCCAGTTCAAAACGAAACTCAACCTTTCCGGCGCGGACGTAGTGAACGCACGCAATGTCCGTCACTTCATGGACCGCGCCCGCGGTGTCCTTGATCTTGTCCCCGATCTCCAACGGGCAATATGCGTTAAACTGTGTCACTTTCATTTTGTTTTCCTCCGTTCTGATTATCAGCCGCCAGCCGCTCCCGCATAATACGGACAGCGACGCGGCAAGCCTCTTCACAAGCCGCTATTTTTGCTTCTTCTCCGCGAAATCCGGCAAAATATGAGTATTCATAAAGGGCCGCGCGGGTAGTCGCCGGGTCAAGGATTTCTATTGCCTGTTCTATCGTCATTTCTTCCATTCCCGCCGCCCTCACTTCCTGCGCCGCTTCCGCTTTTTCTTCTTTGCCGGGGGCGGGGAGGGTGGTTCCGTCTTTACCTCTTCGCAAAGCACTTCGATTTCCTCCACGTCCGCCGGGTCAAAGGTGAACGCGCTTCCGGGGTCGTATGTCCCCGCCGTCCAGTCTGCTTTGAATGCTTCATAGTTGTTTCTATACGGGCGCATATCCCTAAACGGGTGGTATTGCTCCGCATAGTAGAAAGCCGTCATCATGCGTTCGTCGTCCGCTTTGTCCCAATTATGCAAATGATAGCTTCCGTAATGGTCGTAATCCCAAAGAGAAAGCAAGAGAATGATTCCGTCTAATGCGTCATAGGTCTTTTTGATGTTCTCAAAATCCCGGTACGTCATGCCTTGCCCTTTGTTCTTCTCCCGGATTTCCTGAATTGTCTTACCGCCCGTTTTCAGGCGGCAACGAATCACTTTCGGTTGATAGGTCATGTATTTTCACCATCCTTTTTCTTCCCATGTTGTTTTGCACATTCAGGGCATTTGCAAAGCTTTCCGATCTTCCAGCCCTCTTTGCGCGCCCATTTTCTAACGTACTCTTTGCCCGCGTTCCACCCCCAAGCGGAAGCCGCGCCGCAAATATCGCATTGAACGCCCGCTATCAGCCCCATTTTTCAGCCCTCCCAATTCCACCAGCCTTGTTTTCCGCGCGCCGGAATCGGCGTGTCGAACATGACCGGGTTTTGAAGCACCCATGCGAACCGCCCCGGCGAATAGTCGCCCAGCACCTGCTCCCGCTCCGTCAACGTGTGCATAACCTCTTCAACGGGGACACAATCGACAATTTCAACCATGCCGATCACCGCGCCGTAATCAAGTTTCATTGATTCGGGTAATGCCGAATCAAGCGCCGCGGTTACAAATCGCGGTCCACCTTTTGCCGCATGGACGGCGACGCGACCCCGAATGTTCGTCCGCCGCGGGCGGGTTTCATAGCGTTTCAGCCCTGCGACGATTGCGTATGCGTAAGGCTGGTAAATCGTGATCGCTTTCATTCCTCTTCCTCCGCCGCGGTCTGTTCCGCTTCAAACATAGTTCCTTGCGCCGGGTCCCGCTCCAATGTGTGACGGTAGGCGGGCGGCTGGTTCAGCACCCGGCGGCTTTCCCGTGTGACCTCTTCAAGCCGCGTCACAAATTTTTCGTTTACGACGCTGTAAGGGAAGATTACGGCGGCAATTAAAAGCCCGGTCTTTGCGACGATGTATGAAAGGCCGTCCGGCGTGACCCGCTCGTAAAGCTGTACTACCTCCAGCACGTCCTCCAATGGCGAAAGATACTTGCTTTGAATGAACATGATTCCGTTTCGGGTTTTCAGGGGTTTTAACTCTGTTCCGCCGTAGATAATCGAAAAATCATCGTCGGAAAGCACCCGCTCCGCCGGGTCGGTGTGATCTGCATTGATCGCGGGCGGTATTTCTTCGCGGCGAATAATGATATTGTCCCGTTGCTTCTCCGATATGTCGAATACGGCGCAAAGGCTTTCTTCGTCCAGTATGGGAAGCCCGTTTAACGGGTACATTGCGTAACCGTCGCCCAGCCATTGTGTAACCTCTCCCGTGCTGTCGATTTTGTCGTACAGACGGTAACACTTGCTTTTGTTGCAAAGCGACGTGACTTTCTTTAGCTTCATGGTTTGACCTCTCTTTCCGCGCTTCCTGCGCTGTTATAGATAACCACCATTGACGGGAACGGGGCCGGGGCGTATGCGTTACCCTCTTCATCGGTGAATCGCAACCGCCCGCGGATAAATCGGATTTCTGCTTTCCTGTATATGTAGTCGTGAAAATACGTCGTGTCCGTCCGGGCCGGAATCAGCAAAACAACGGTTGTTCCGTTCTGCGCTTCTTCGTAAGCCTTGCGAACCCACTTGCCGACTTCCCGCCCGTATGGGGGATTGCAAAATACCGCCCCCGCAAGATTCCACGGGCTTTTCAGCCCGTCGGTTTCCGGGGTGTAATACATAGGGCATTTTGCACTTTTAGCCGTTGCCGCCGCGTCAAGCGTGAAATGGAACTCCCGGTTCAGTTCGTCGAAAAAGCCTTGCGGCGTGCAATAGTCCATCTTCTTACTGCTTAAAAGCGCCGCATTCATCGTCCCGCCCCCGCTTCCTCTTTTTTCTTGACCTCACGAATTGCCGCGGCAACGTCGCCGCGTCCCGCTCCGTCAATTTCGATGTGCCAGCGGTCGCCGATTCTGTATGCGTCAATCTTGCGGGCGGGGTGAACCGCCTTGATAATCTCCACGACGGCGCTTCCCGCCGCTACAATGAGGATCAGGAACCCCAGCCAAACCCAAAAGCTTGAAAGAATAAATCTGATAATTTCCATTCTGTTTTCCTCCCTCTACACCGGGTAGCCGAACACAACAACGGTTCCCGTCAAAATTGCCCCGATCAGGAATGCAAGCCACGTAATCATAAGGACCGCAAGGGCATTTTCAACCCAGCCCGCTACACGCAAGGCCCACTTTGCCGCCGTCAGCGGCTTTCTTTTCCGGGCTATGCTCTTTGCTTCGTCCGGGGTCGCCCGGTTCATGTCATAGGCGTTCGCCTTGATTGCCGCCGTCGCTTTCGGCGTGAAGTGCTTTCGCACCGTAAAGATCACCCAATAAACGACGACAAGTAAAAATCCTGCGTTCATGTCAAACCCTCCGTTTCAAAATGATTTTGTTTTGCCTGTGTAGTCCCATAGGCGAATCTGCGCCATTTCCGCCGCTAACCGCTCCGACGCTTTCTTGTAGTAGTCCGGGTCAATCTCAAAGCCGACAAACTCAAATCCCATTCGCCAGCACGCTATCAGGCTTGCCGCGCTTCCTGCGTGTGTGTCAAGAATCCGATCACCGGGGCTGGCGTAATTCTGCAAAAGCCATTCATACAGGCGAACGGGCTTTTGTGTAGGGTGTATCGTGTCGCCGTCCCTCTGCAATTCGGCCCGGTTGATAACGACAACCCGCGTCGGCCTGTTAAACGATGTGTAGGCAAGTTCGCAATCGCTCATTGAAAGCCCGTGTTGTCCTTTGTCCCAAACCACCCAGCCCTTTGTGCCGCGGCTTAACATGGGCGCAAAGTAGTTCCCGCCCCAAATAATTTGATTTTCTGAAACCCGCTCCAATTCGCGGAAGTATTCAAGCGGCGGGGTTTCTTTGTCCCAGCCTTTACGGGCGTGAAACTTTCGATTGTGCTTCGGGTTGTTATGTACCCTCTGCCGCTGTCCGTCGTGGCCTATGCCATAAGGCGGGTCGCATATAGCAAGCTGAAAATATTTGTCCGGGATTTCCTGCATTGCCACCATACAGTCAGCGTTATAAAGGCGGTTCAGGTCGAACACGGGTTATTCCTCCGTGCGGCCCCGCAAAGCCAGCATTTTCTCACGAACCAGCTTGTCAACTACTCTTCCGGCGCTTTTCTGCCCGCTGATCTGTGCCAGCCTGTCAAGGTTGTATGCTGTTTGCGGCGTGACCCGGACTGTCAATTTCCGCGTTTTCTGTTTCTGCTTTTTCATGCTTTGCGCTCCTTTCGTGGACGTAATCAAGAAAGAGAACCGAACCGTTGAAGCGCACCCGCCACGGTTCAAGGTCCGTCGCCGTCGCGTACTTTCGCCCGAAACGCTCTTTCATGTCCCGCCATATCTCCCACGGGACGAAAAAGAACTTGTCGCCGATTCCGGCGCATACGGCGGCAACTGCACCCCGCCGGGCGTGACGTTCCAGCGCGTCCTGCTGTTCCTGTGTCAGAACGTCCCGTTTCATACGGTCGGTCGTTGTGTACTTCGCTTCAAAGACGATAGACCGCCCGCCCGCAAGGGTTCCTTGAAAGTCAGGCTGGGCGCGGGCTGTGAACCGCCCTTTGAAGATCCCGTCGCGGCTTTTCTCCAGCACCCTGAACGGTTCCGGGGTTTTGTCGATGTCCGCCCGCTCCCTGCCGGAATATAGGGCGCACGCGGCCTTTATGTACCCCTCGAAAAAATGCCCCTGCGCGTTATTGACTTTGTTTTGGTATTGCTGGCGGGCTTGCCGCTGATCTATCCGCATTTCTAAAACCGCCCCCGTTCGTATTCGTAAAGCCGCCCCAGCACTAATTCATGCCCGCGCCGGGCGCATGGTTTCCCGCTCCCGGTCATGTGGAACGTGTACCGCTCCGACGGGTGGTGCTGATCTTCGAGAATGCAAAGCTTTTCAACCGCTTCGCCATATCCGCCGCGAGTTCCAATCGTCCCGTCGGGCCAGTAAAACGTGATCGGCTCCGCTTCCTGAACCCGTGCGTCATGGTCCCGACATGGGAAAGGCTCTGTCCGGTAGCACTCTTCGCAACATTCGTCGCACGTGACTTCACCACGGCGGCGGTAATATATGCACGGCTTGACCTGCTCGACAGGCTTTCCACATATAGCGCACTTCATGTCCGTTCCTCCCGTTGTTCCGCCTGTGTCGCCATCATGTCGGCGGTATGCAGGGCAAGCACAAGAGGGAAGAGGGACAGCGCCGCCGAAAGTGTCCGGCTTCCGCCGCGCGCCGCGTCGTCATACGCGCCCATGTGCCAGCGGATTGCAAGGGCTTCTTCGTCAGTCAGATACATAAAGCGGGAAATCTGATAAACCGACTTTTCCCCATGCCCGAATGGGAATCGGTCGTTTACGGTATAGCAAGGCACGGTTTCCCATTCTCCCGCCGCGTTCTTTTGCCGCCTTGTGCTTGCGGCGTAATAGTCCGCCTTGCAAATATCGTGAAGCAGGGCGCAAATTGCGCGGGTTTCTGCGCTTGTTCCCACGGTGTAGGGGCTTGAAATCAGGAAGTCATAAACCCGCAAACTGTGATCGACAAGCCCGCCGGGGTATGCGCCGTGATACTTCGTACTTGCCGGGGCCGTGAAAAAATCTGTGCTTTCAAGCCATTCCAGCAAGTCGTCCGCGCCGGGTCTGTTTACCTGATCTTGAAAGATTGTTTTGAACCGTTCTTTGTTTGTCATGTTGAAAGTCTCCTTTCTGTGTGCCGGGTCAGGTATTCCGCCCAGCTTTCTTTCAGATAGCACCGCCCGTAAACGTACCGCTGGGCGAACTCTTTTTGAAGCGCGTTCGGAATAATGCCTTTTCGGTCGTTCCGTTCCGGCTGTGCGTAAATGCTGATTCCCTTTAACCTCTTCAACCGCTCGACGCGGTAAGCGGCGTTTTCAATGTCTTTTGTGACAAGCAGATAAATAAACAGGTTGTAGGGCTTTTTTCCGTGCTTTTCCAACAATTCCGCGGCCCGCTCGATTGCTTCAATCTGCGGTATCTGATCGCACGAAAACCGAATAAACCGAATCCATTTCAGCCGGGCAAGAATGCCCGCTATCCGATCATCTACCAGCCGCGCGTCCATTCCTTGATTCAGGTCGATTGCGTACCCGCTCCCGATCAGGCTTTCAAGCTGTGAAACCCCGTATTCGGAAGCAAGAATATTGTTGTCCATAAGAACCAGCTTTTTACTGTCCGGGCGCACGATCTGTTCCCATGCTCTGTAAGGCTTTATAGAACCCTCTTTTGCAGGGACGACACACCACGGGCAATGATTCGGGCAACCTCGCGTGATATATCCAATCGCATAATCACATTCCGGGTAAATGCTGTAATCAGGGAAAGCCGTGTCAATTTCCGGCGGTAACTGCTGATTGATCGGAATATCTCTGTACCCGGTTCCGCCGCGAATTGCTGTCGGCGGCAAATACGGGTTGTCCGGCGTGAAATCAAAGACTTTGCTTGAATAGATCATGTCGAACGTTTCGGTCAAGATAGGGGACCACCATTCGACGGAATCGCCGCGGGCCTTGTGATAAGCCGAAATCTTCATCAAAGCGTAATTCGGGAACGTTTTATGCTTCATGTACTCTTGTTCCGCGTCGTGAAGTCCTATACGCATAGTTCACCCCGCTTTCGCTTTTGGCTCTTCCCGCTTTTCTATCACCCGGATAGGTTCTTTTTCGCGCTGATCGGTGCAATCGCACCGTTCGCCCGCGTCCAAATGCGCCCCGCAATCCGGGCATACCCTATAAGGCTTTCCCATAGCAACCGCCCCTTTCTATTCGCGTTTTCGTAGTTTCAGATAGATTGACCAGCCCGTATAATCGTTGTATTCGTATGTAACGCCGTAATCGCTGTCGGTCAGGGTCCAGCCGGGGTATTTCTTTTCCCAAAACTCCCGGCCCGGCTGTTCCTTTGCTATCCGCTCAACCTGTCGGCGGGTGTAACGCCCGTCGTTCGTGCGGCTTGTCGGCCTTTTCAGATTGTGGGACGATGACCAGCGCTTTTTTCCCGCGCCCTGCTTCACAAGGTATGTGCAAAGGGCGGCAATGCCGCTTTCGTCCTGTTGCAGACGGTCCGCATTGCAAAACCCGATTCGGTCGCCTTTCTTTTGCCCCTTGCGCTTTCGCTTGCGCCACAATTCTTCCACGGTGTCACGATCAAGCCCGCCATTCATAATGATGTGATGATGTATGCGAACGGGCTTTTCTCCGTCCTTTCCCGTGCTGTACGCTGTTACCAGCATATATTTCAGGGGCGGCAATCCCTCTTTTTCTCTTCGATACTGAACCCGGCGGAGATAGTTTGAAACCTCCCGTTCCGCGTCCTCAACCGTTGCCGGAAGATACTTTGCGGAGTAGGTCGCCGACACGTGCAACGCTTCCGGGTCGTCGCCAAAGTTTAGGTTTGCTGTCTGTGTGAAATATCGCCGGGCGTTCTTGTCATTCAGGTTCTTTTGTTTTGGTTCTGATTCCTTGACCTTTTTTGAACGCTTGCCGCGGCTGGAAGCCGTCTTTTGCGCGTCGGTGTAGGAAAAAATATCAACCTCCCTGTAACGCTCCCCGCAATATATCTTTTTTTCACGTATGAAACTTCGCACCGTGCTTCACCCTCTTTCTGCCGATGATGAAGCGGGCTTTTCTGTTTCTAACTTCCTGCTTGCCGATCACTTGCAAGGGGGAAGAGGGTTCCTATCTTGCGCCCCCTCCCTCTTCCCCCTTGCAAACCCCCATCACCCTCGGCGGCGCACGGAGAGAGGAAGAGAGGAGCAAAAGGGTAGACGTTACCCCGGAAAATCCCCCGGTCTTTTCTGTGTGCGTGGTACAAGGCTTCGCTGGAACGTTAATACCCATTACAAGCCCGCCACGCCGCGTAAAAACGGCGCATTTCCTTGACTTTTCCGCCGCATTATGCTATACTCACGTTAGGTTGATACGTGATGTATTTTCATCGGCGGAAACCGCTTCGCGCTTGTTCTCATAAAGCAAGCCGGGGCGGTTTTTTCTATGCTGTTTTTATGGCGGCGGGGAGGGGTTAGCCCTCCGCCGCCTGTTTTGCTTTTTCTTCCTGTGCGATTTCTTCCGCGTCCTGCTTCGACTGGAAGAGGGCGGACACAACCGCCGCCAGCACGTCGCCCCAAAGGGACGCGGCGTAGTTGCCCAGCGTTTCCATGACGGCTTCCGTGGCTTCCTCAACCGTCGTGGCCCGGCGCTCCGCCTGATCGTCTGCGTCCTCTTCGCCGGGGACAGATACCAAGATTTCAGATTTCAAATAGCAAAGCGGGCGAACGCCGCCGCTGCCGTTGTACGCGTCGTCCCAGTTCAGCGCGCCGGAGGAATTGACGTCGCGGACGTCGTGCGAGTATTCAGGGTCGCACGTCCACGGTGTCAAGGTCCACCACCAGCACCCGATTTTCGGAATTAGGTTTCGGAAATTGCGGTACAGGCCGTCGGACAGCAAGGCGATTTTGTCAAACGCGCTTTCGTAGTCGGTCATACCGTCGTCGGCGGTTAGATCGCTTTCCCATTCAAGGAACGCCGCCGGGTCTGCACCCTCTGCAATCAGCGCTTCAAGAAACGGCCCGTTCAGTTCCCGGCGCAAAGAAGATGTACGCCAATCATTGCAGTTTTCTTCATCGAAAGCACGTTCAAAGACGGGTTCGGCGGCAAGCGCCAGCGTTGCGGCTCCCATGTCTGTAAGTTTGACCCACTCCACGCCGCCATACAGGAAGCGCGCGCCCTGTTTCAGTTCAGCAAGTTTTTTCATTTCTGCATTCCTCCATGATTTTTTTAATGTCTGCGACGGTTTCGCCGATGACTTCCGAAAATAAGTAGTAAAACAGCGGGAGGAAGAGGGCGAACACTTCGCCGCCCACCGCTATGTAACCGCGCTGTTCGTATGCAACCGCCGCACCCGCTCGAAATAGCAGGATTCCGCCGACGGTCAGTCACGCATAAAGGGCGATTTTCTTTGCCCGTCGGCTTACCCTTTGCCATGTCCGGGCCTGTCCCGCTCCGCGGCGGGCCGTTTTGATCTCTGTCATGTCGCTTCCTCCCATGCGCTGAAATGCGCGATTCTCTCAATGTCAACCGGGTTCATTGCCTTGTCGTCAATGTAAAGATCGGCGTACAGCTTCCGCCCGTCGGAATGCTTCAAGCCGAACCGGGCCGCATACGGGTTCCCCGGATTCTCATTGACCGCATACAGGGGGATTCCCTGCGCCTTGCAGAACGCCACCGCTTCGTCAAGCAGGGGGCGCGTTCCGTTCTCCCGGCTTGTGTAAAGAATGATCTTTGAACCCTCCGCCGCCAGCTTCTTCACATAACCGATGACAGCGGGGTTCGGCTCTCCGATGTCCGGGAAAGCGTCGCGGCAAAGTGTCCCGTCGAAATCGACGGCGACAAACTCATATTGTCGTTTCATTGCTTGACCTCCTTTCGATTCGTTCCGGCGATACGATCACGACGGAATGATTGTTGTTGTCTTTTAGTTCCGCTTGAATCCTTAAACCGCGTCCGGTATGGTTTTTCCGATAGATCAAAGCGGAAATGCGCTGATAGGTTACGCCGCCATATACAACCGGGCATTCCTCCATGAAAGCGGCTTTTGCTTCGTCGTGGGTCATTTCGCATTGCCTTTCCGCGAAATCTCATATTCCGCACCATAACGGCGGCGTTTGCACCGCCAACAAGTGATTTTCATATTTCGCCCGCCGCCGACGCGTTTAATGTCGTGCTTCCCCGCCTTTTGCAGTTCAAGGAAGCAGGGCAAACAGAATTGACGCTTCATGCCGTCACCCCCTCCCGTTGCGCCGAAACTCCCCGGCATTCGGGCAAGTTTTCCAATGCGGTACAAAAGCAACGGCAAGATCGCGGCTTTCCTCTTCACGGGTGGCGCGCCGCCCGATAATCACCGCGCCGTCGTCCGTTACGAAACGGTCTGTTCCGTCGCTTTCAATTACGAAAACGGGTTCAGGGTCAACGGGCATATTCTTTCCGGCGGTCGTTCTTATCCATTCGATTTCACGCCCGCACCCTCTGCAATAACTCATACCGTCACCCCCTCCGCCTTTTTCTGCGCGGCATAGGCTTTTGCGCTGATCTCAAACATTCCCTTAATGAAAAGCCCGGTTCGCCAGCGAATCTCTGCGTCTGCTTCCCACGCCTTGACCTCTTCCGGCTTTAACTTCCGGGCAGTCAGGGAACGAATACCGCACCAATAGTCGCTGGGGCGAATCCCGTATTCCTTGCAGAAAATCCGCTTTGCCTGATTGCCGGACGCGGCCCAAATATGAAGCTTGCGCCCGCCGACGCTTTCCACGAAATAAAGGTTTTTCGGCTTGTCCATCATTGCGCCGTCCTTTCTTTTTCATAAGGGTTTTCAAGGTTCCAGCCCCATGTGTCCGCGCTGTTCCATTCAGCGGTAAAATAGTTTCGTTCTCCGTCCCCGGTAAAGAAGAGGTATTCCCGTGGAATCACGCGGCCCACGTCCGTCGCTCCCGTTTTTTCTGCATGATGGCGGGTCAGTACGTCCGCCGCCATCGTCTTTAATTCTTCCGCGATCGGGTTATCCTGCGAATATCCCGCAAACTGCGCCGGGGCTTCCAAAACCTCCAGCACGGTATCAGGGTAACGCGGGTCGTCAACGCGGTTCAGGACAACCCACACGCACGCGGCTTTTTCCATGTCGGAAGTAACGCCGCGGGCTTCTCCGTAAAGCATTTTTGCGAGTGCTTCAACCTCCGCCGCGGGCGGTATGTATTCCGCTTCCGCTTCTTTCTGCGGCGCTGGTATCGTTGCAAGCGCCGTTTCGGGCTTTACGGTTTGTTCCGTCTGCTGGGGTTCGGTGTCTGTTGCTTCTCCGATTATCAAGGAAATAAACACCGTTACGAAAAGTAGAATCACGGCAACCCGCACCAGCTTTCGTATGAACGCGCCCCCAGCCTTTGCCGCCGTCACGATTCCTCCCCCGCGTCAAGGGTCAGCCACCATCCGGGATTGCTCCTATACGCTTCATTCGGGCAACCGTCGCAATTTACTTTTCCGCACCCGGAACAATACTGCCGTTGAAATGCTGTGTCCCACGGTCCCTCTATAACAGGGAGGGAAGCAAGGAACGCGCCCAGCTTGTCCGGGCTTGCCGCTATCTTTTCAAAATTGTTCATCGTCGAAACCTCCTATTCAGATTCCCGGACCGTCACGCGTCCGCGCCGTTTGAAGTTGGCTTGTACTGTCTGCTGGGCGATAACGGGGTTGTATGCCCGGCGCTGGTTGCGGTCAAGAACCACGTTCCCGCTTTCGTCTGCGCTTTCGCCCCTCTTCAACTCCCTGTAAATGGTCGCCGTTGTCACTCCCAGCCGTTCCGCTATGTCCGCCGCCCGCTCTCCGCGCTCATACGCGGCGGCAAGCGCCTTTCTGTCCTGAAATGTTATGTATTTGTATCGCCGCACAAGTTTTCACCCCGCTTCTATTGCTTTTTTCTTCTATGCGTGATATAAAAAAATAAATGCGAGAGAACCGTTCCGCACCCTTTCGGGTGGGTTCGTGTTCTTTCGCATTTAATAATACAAGCCGCG